TTACTTCGATTTTAAAAACCTCGCAAATGCTTTCAAAATATCAACAATAAACCATCGACCGGCAGGGGGTAGGCTGCTAAACAGACGAAGCATGCTTGTCTCTGGCTTTAACAGGTCGTCCATTATGGGTCGATAGAATTCGGATATGTCAATTTCAAGAGCGGTGGCCAGGCGAGCAACCGCCTCTTTCCCTGCTGATCTGGCTCCGGACTCTATTTGTCCGAGGTTGTGAACCTCGGAGAGATCGGTAAGTTCTGCTTGGGTCAAGCCGCGGATGTGGCGCAGGCGAATCAGATTTGCCCTAAAACGGGCATCGATGTCTAGTTTTGTAACCATCTCACTATGTATCGGCTGGAGAATGGTTTTAGTAAACCGTTCAAATGGTTATCAATTTGATATTAATTCATATAAACATTCATTATATTTCATATTTAAAACGGTCGTTGTCACCAAAATGATAATAATTCTAATTAGCGCGATTGTTACGGTACTTCTGGCGGTATTGAAAATGCTTATATCCGCCCTTGTTGCAAAATACTGTACACGGAGGAAATATGAACGATCTGACAGATACCGAGAAGATATCACTCCTGAGACGATTTGTGAGACAACGATTTCCGTTGCCGGTTTTGCTGCTACTGGTAGTTTCAGTGGTTGAGCCGATGGCGGGATCGACGTTGTGTGCCAGGTATATCAATCAACAGCAATAGACCATGAGGGCCGGAGCGATCCGGCCTTTACTTTTGACCCTTCCTGTCCAGTTCTTCCAGTATATCCGCCACGTCATTAATGATTTTCCCCGCCTCAATTAATTGGTGCCCCTTGTCAAGTTTTGCCAGCTCCTCGATAACCTGTTCTGCCACTGAAGGCATGATTCCGCATTGCTTGAAATATTCCAGCGCTGCTTCTTTGACGGATCCTGATCCTGTTTTTGCGTAGGACAGGTTCGTGACTTCTGGTGGCCGCTTGGGCTCAAACATTTCACCTTCGCCGGTTTCCCACCAAGTGTCGCTGATCCGGTAATACTGTCGCAGGAGGGTGATCAGGGTTTCGGAGGGCTCTTTTCCACCCGACTCTATAGCGGATATGTAACCGCCGGCGACTCGTAATGGCGCGGAAAACTCAACTTGGGTGAGCCTGAGTGCTTTTCTGATTGCTTTAATTTTGACGTTTGTATTCAAAGAAAGTTACCTTAGATGTTAAAAATAGCGAAAAAGCTATTGACAGCTTAACTCAGATGAATTATTCTTATCTCAGATGTTGTGGATAGTATATTTATTATCGTAAATATATACCAAATTACAGTGAGTTGCGCAATGAAGATCGATTATCAAGCTACAAAACAAAATATTTTTGATACGGGGCGGACCGTTGCGGGATGGTCCAGGCTGCATGGTTTGAATGCTAAATCAGTGGCGGTGTTCCTCGTCGGTAAGTTTGTGACGAATAATCCTGGATCCGGGATTTATGCCCAGATAGTTACGGCGTTGAAAGAGGATGGCTTTCTGGTCCAACTGCCGGAAGATGATCACGACCAGGCTGCATAATTCATAATTATGTTGAACAGCCTATCAGCCTATTCGCTACTCGCAAAATACTGAAAGGGGACAGTGCAATGTGTCTGGAAATGCCTACTGGATTAACAACTTGTCAAAGCGTGAAGTCCTCAGCCATTTGCCACTGTTGCGGAAAGAGGTCGAGGCCGGTAGAGACTGATAGCGACGGAGAGCCTGATGTGTTGAGCTTGCCCCATGGTTGGTCACAAGCGCCCTTTCCCTGTGACCACAAGCATGCTGATGGGTCCGTAGGCTCGCAGTATACGTGTCCGGCCTGCAATAAGCGCTTGAATCGTGGCGAAACAGTTCGGATGCGGAACGGTTTGACTTGCCGGTTGTGGAGGTAGCTATGCCTAGAATCTCGCAGTGTCAAAAAGAAATGATGGAAGCCATTGGCGAACTGGAGCCGGTTTCAATTTCCCGGCTAGGGGTTACAAGGCGATCGTTCAGGACATTCAGCATCCTTGTCAAGGAAGGCCTGGTTGAATATTACAGTCGCGGAATGTTCGGGGTTAATTGGAAACTGAGTGATAAGGGGCGCAGGTTTGTTCCTGTTGCTGGAATGAGACAGGGCGTTAAGGCCGCTTTGGGAGAGTAGCAAAATGCGAAAAAAGGACGGTGCGTGATGGACCTGCAAAAATATTGTTCCAAGGATGCTGAAAATTACGGCATGGACAAACCCTTTACCCAAGGAGACATGACATGGGCAACAAACGGATGGGTGGCAATCGGCGTACCCGCCATCTCGGGTGTGTCTGAGAACGATATCTCTCCGATCATGGACAAATTGAGCAAGCCCGGAGGCGAAGAGACTTGGTTTGATTTACCAGAAATCAGTGTTGATACCTGTGAAGTTTGTCAAGGCAAAGTCGGGGGAATTGAATGTTATGAATGCAAAGGCCATGGACACGTCGCACTGAAACACGACTATGGCAAGGGCTATACGATGTATGAAGGCATCGTGTGCGGCTCATGCGAGGGTGAAGGAACAGTTTCCATTTGCCCGTTTTGTTCCGAAACGGGTGTCGACACAACAAAGGGCATGTTAATCATTGGCCAAGCTAAATTCAAGCAAAACGCTCTGTGGATGATTAAGGACTTGCCCGGTATTCAGATTGCCCCGACAGGCCCGACAACCTTCGCATATCTCAAGTTTGACGGCGGCCGGGGGTATTTGATGCCGGGGGTCAGTTCTAAATAAGGAGGTCGCTATGCCCTATGACGAGGATTGGCCGTTGGTTTTGCCTGGTGAGGAAGAAACCGTTGACGAGTGGATGCGCAGGGTTGAGGTTGCATGCCCTGGAATGAGTAGTGAGATTCCATTTTAAGTTGTCGCTGAGGAGGATGCTGTGGGTAGAAACAAGATTGAAAGGATGTGTTACGGCAATAGCACCTATGTCGCGAAGCGCGATGCTTTAATTCCTGATGCTGAGGCGTTTTGCGACAACAAACTGAAGGTCGTGGACAAGAAAGACCGGTCAAACGACTGGACGCGGTTATTTATGGTCACCATGGACCGGATGTGGCGCTTGAAGCAACTGACGGATATGTCCGAGCACATGACGGTGGAGCTGGCTCGGATCCACGTGGAGCAGGCGGCCCTGCAGGAGCAACTGGGATGTTAGTTCAGTGTGAACGGATTGTTGATGGGTTTCTATCCAACGGCACTCCCAGGAGTGTGGAATACCGGAAGGGATGTTTGGCGGTGTTTCTGTTCCGGGATGGAGGGATTTGTATTCCTCATCCGTTTGCCATGGGGACGGTCGAGGCGGATGCCTATTACGCGGGTATTGAACGCGGCCACCATGAGTGGGCTAAAAAAAGAATGGAGCCGAAATGATTATTGAACATGTTTTGACGACGGAGACGGTGGTGCCTGACCTGGCTTCATTTATGAGGCAACACCCTCACGCGCAGATTTTGAGGGTTGACGGCCGGGAGTGTTTTGGGAAGTGCGCGACGTGCGGGACGCCGATCCTGGCCGGTGATCAATACATCCAGTGGAATACCGGAATTCTTACTTGCGGCGATTGCAGAGGTTGATATGGCAAGAACTCTGAGCAAAGAAGACGTTGCGGCCGTGGCAGCTGAGGTCGTGAGGCAGATCCGGCCGATGTTGGGTATTGAGGGTCACGTTGTTGATTACTCCGAAGATGAACGGGTGAGCGGCCGGCGCGGCGCGGAAATTTCCGCCCAGGCCCAGGCTGTTGTGGCTCAAATGAGGGGGCGTCGTGGCAATGGTGGTTGAGTGTATGTGCTGTCACAGCCGTTTGGGGTTGAAGAGTTCCGAGGGCGGCCGGAGTACGGTTACGGGCGGGATCTGTGAGCGGTGCCTGGATCTTCATTATCCGCTGTATGCGGGACGGGTGCGAATGCTGCGGATGCAGCAGGCGGCGTGAGAGGGGTGTGAACGTGGACGCAGATCTATTTACCCTTGGTGAGGTTATTCTTTGGTGCGTTGTTTCCGCGATAGTCAGTCCGGTGTTGTGCTGCATGATCCGGGCAACGTGGCGGCTGCGGCGCGATCGGTTTTTGTCCAGGAACTTCGGAGGGCATTTCTAATGCGGAAATATCACAGTGTTTGTCCTGGGTGCGGTAGGTCGATCGAACGGGCCTATGGTGAGATGGGCGAGGGGTTGCTGTACGAGGATGGCTGTCAGTGCCGGGTAGAGTTGGCGCTGGGGGATTGGGCGGCGATTGGTTTGGTTTTGCTGGCCTGTTTGGTTTTGGCGGTGGGGTGAGACATGACATTCATTGAAGCGGTACAGGCATTAAAGGACAAAAAATGCAGGGGTATCAAGCGACTTGATTGGGGTGACAGTTCTGTTGTGTGGCTGATGGGTATGGAAAGTCTGTGTATTTGTGACCTTAACGCCATTGGGGATCCTGACCATCCTTCAAGAGAAATGTATTCCCCGTGTTCGTTTGCTGTTCTCGCTGATGATTGGACGACGGTTAATCAGAGGCTTCCTGATGGGTTATTTTCTCAGGTACCAGATGCTGAATCTGTGGCGTTTCAACTCGGTATCATGCGGAACGTAGAGCGCGAAATCCCAAAACGCAAACGGAAGTCAACTCAGAATTGGGTGCTTGTTCAGGATTACCTGCTCGGGCACACATCAAAGGGCGGCAGTACCTCATGTTGTATTCACTGCCGATGGATGGGCGTTGATCCTGACGGCTACACATTTCGTGGTGAAATATAACGGCTTGGCGGGTGACGGCCAAGGAGAAACCATGCAACCGAGATCAGATGAAAAAGTAGAATGTTCGCACTGTAATTACCTTTTTTCAGTTTGGGACCCGGCTTGTTTCTCCTTTGAAAAACTCAATGCTGTTAGGTTTTGCCCTCAATGTGGGCGCGTATTGTCGGTTTAACCAGCGAGGGGGAATCGAAATGGACTCAACAGCGATGCAGCTCCACAATAGAGCCACAAGGCGCGAATCCTGTGAGGATGTGCTTGGTTGCCTCGGCATAGGGAATGCTGAGAGATTGAACCACCTGGCGAATGATGCTGATTTTGAGGCCGCAACCGCCGGAATCATACTGGAGTCTATCCGCGACGGAGTGTTTGCCACCAGTGAGAGCCAGCGGCCTGTATTCATACAGGCCGATATCCTGCCGGAATCCGACATGACCGTTCTGATTTGTATGCCAGAATCGGACAATCCCGTATCGGTAGGATTCCATGATGGCGAGGCATGGTTTGATTACAACGGGGCTCCTCTGACAGGCAGAAACGCTGTGAACCACTGGATGATGTTGCCTGAGCCAATGGGGGAACTATGAGAAAACTGATTTTGGCGGCTTGCTGCATTAGCTTGTTATCTGGTTGCAGCGTGACCAAAAATGATATTTCCTATGCAACATCTCTCTGTCGAGAGAACGGTGGGATAGAGGTTATTAGGTTGGACGGCCTTCGATTCCGGACTGTTACTTGCGGCAATGGGGCCACTTTCAGCTATTCACACGATTTCAGATAACAATGATTGGACCGCTTCTATGCAGTCTATCTCCATCACGTGATTTTAACTCAATGTGTTGAAAGGAGTCGGAAAATGAACACTAAACCTGTTGAACAAACCTTGCATTCGCAAAACCAGCAGAAGCCTCGTGTTCTTGACCTGATCCGCAATACGTGCCGGGTTAAGGGGTACAGTCCGAAAACGGCAGGCACCTATGGAGATTGGGTTAAGCGGTTTTCCTTTTTTCATGGTCGACGTCCGCTATCGGAGATGGGCGAGGTTGAGATTGAGGCGTTTTTGACTCATCTGGCGATTGATCACAATGTTGCACCTGCCACACAGAACCAGGCGTTAAATGCTCTGGTCTTCCTCTATAAGCACATCATTCCCAAACAAATCGGAAATATCGACGCCGTGAGGTCGAAGAAAACAAAGCGGTTGCCGACTGTTTTTACCCGGTCGGAGGTGTCGGCCGTTTTTCAGCATCTGTATGGCGCAGACAGGATTATGGCCTCTTTGCTCTATGGGTGTGGATTGCGGCTGAATGAATGTCTGCAATTGCGGGTGAAAGATGTCGATTTCGAGCGACAGACGGTAACTGTCCGTGAGGGTAAGGGGAGTAAGGATCGGGTGGTGATGTTGCCCGCGGTTGTTTGCGGACCGCTGAAGGCTCACCTGGAGAGCGTGGCGGAGGTGCACAGACAGGATGTTGCGAACGGGATCGGTGTTTCCCTTCCTGGCGCTTTGCACAAGAAGTACCCGAAGGCTCCTTTTGCCTGGGGTTGGTTTTACATTTTCCCGGCTCGAAAGGTTTGCACTGATCCGCGTTGGGCTCCAAACGGGCCGGTGCGGCATCATATCCATGAGACTGTTTTGCAGCGCTCGGTAAAGGAGGCGGTTGGAAAGTCGCAGATCGTCAAGCCCGGCGGTTGTCATACCTTCCGGCATTCGTTTGCGACTCACTTGCTGGAGGATGGTTACGATATCCGGACCGTCCAGGAGTTGTTGGGTCATGCGGATGTGCGGACTACGATGATTTATACCCATGTGATGGGTAAGGGGTGCTCCGTGCGGAGCCCAATGGACAAAATGGAGGTTTGTCATGCCTGAAATAATCGGAGGTGGTTCGTATGCGGATCTGCTTGATTCGGTGCCGAACATGACTGAGGCCTTGCGGCGCTGCTACCTACTTGCGGGCCAGGCGCCGGAGTCAGCCGCTTGGGAATTGAAAATTGATTACTGCCATTTCTCACGGATGATGCGGTCTACTGATTCACGCTCTTTCCCGCCGGATAAGATCGAGCTGCTGATGAAGCGGATGGGTAATCAGTTTCCCCTGGATTGGCTGGCACATCGAATGGGCCTGGTCTGTTATCCGCTGGAGTTGATGCAGGTGCTGGATGGGATTAAGGCGGCGCTGCAGGCTGAGGGGCGGCCGGCGAAGTTTGCGGTTGCGGAGCTGCTGCGGGCCGTCGAGAGCTTGCGGGCGGCATAGTATGGGGTCCGGGCGGGAAATAAAACCTACTCAGAAGTCGCCGTGTGAGTGGTGTGCGGCTGCCAGGGAGTGCGACAGCGAGAGGCGAACGGATGTAAAGGCAAAGTTTGTCGTCTCTCGTTACAGCGGAGGTTTGCTGTATCACTGCCCTGAGCATGAGCCGATCTGGTTTAAGGGTATAGAGGGGTGTGCGCCGTAGGAAGGCAAGGATGAAGGTTGAAGTATGAATTATGAAGGAGGTGAGGTGGTGACGGCGGTTAAGGTGATTACGACTGAGGACAAACAGCGTGCGGTTTTGTTGACAATCGGGCTGTGCTGCATTGAGGCCGTGATGAAATTGGAAAAACCTTCGAGTTTTGTTCACAACAAACTGAATGCGGCCTGTACGGCCCTGGCGAGGGCGACCGATGATTATGTCAGTCATTCTTTTCAGGGTGAGAACATGGCGAAGGCCGAGGCGGTGTTTGACGCTACGGAGCGGCATGTTCAGCGGTTGTTTCGGTTGCCGAAGGTGAAAAAAGAGCGGGTGAGAGGCCGGGACGGCAGGTTTTTGGCGGCGTGATTATTACGGATAAGGAGGTTTCAGCGTGGCATTGACGGATGGTGATACCGTAAGTTTGGACAACCTGAAGGGTGGCGGGGTTCGGCAGTTATTCGATGAAGAGTTGGATAAGGTCTTGGCGAACATCATGGACCCGAATACCGAACCGGAGACGGTCAGAGTGGTTACGATCACGGTGAAAATTAAGCCGGATCGGGATCGATCTACGGCGATGGTGGCGATTATCCCCAGTTCGAAGCTGGCGCCTGCGGTGGCGTTGGGTACCCGGATGTTCTTCGGCAAGCAGGGGGGGAAGGTCCTGGCCTGGGAGCATGATCCCACACAGATGTCCCTGCCGATGAATCGTGATGCTGTTTCGGTGGTGGATGGCGGGAAGTCGGCGGCTGGGGAGTAGTTAAATGCGGGGACTGAAGGCGAAAGCGCTGCGGCAACTGGTGTATGGGGATTGGGCGGTACCGCGTACCCGGCTGTATCGGTCCGGTTTTGGTGTGCGATTCAACCAGGGCCTGCGTCGGAAGTACTTGATGCTGAAAAAATATTTTAGGTAAAGGAGATCTGCATGATTAAGGCGTTTGTTGAGAAGATTTTGGACCTGGCGGTTATCGAGCATTACTTTACGTCTGATGGCCGGGAGTTTACTTCGAAGAAAATGGTCCCCGTTGAGGATCCGGGTTTTCCCATTCTAAAGGTCAATACGTTGAAGGGTCTGGTGGATTATCTGAAGAGCGGCTTCGATGGGGAGGAAATCGGCGGCGATCCTGCTCGGGTCGCCCTGCACATCATTTCCCCAACGGTTGTGCAAGCTTTCCTTCCAGTTTCGGGGGCATGGCGCAATCGTGATTATATTATTTCCGCGACATGGGATCAGACACCATTTCCTTTCGGGGATTGGCTTTCCCAGGAAAGTTTCGTAATCAAATTGATGGCGACGTTCAAGCAGGATGAGGATCTGGACAAGATCCTTGAGGTGGCCGGGAAGATTTGCTGCGAGGACAAGGCGGAAGTGATCGATGATGGTGTTACCCAGGCGGTGACCTACCAGCGTGGGGTTAAAAAAGAGAGCGGGAAAATTTTACCGCTTCGTCCGGTTCTCAGGCCGATCAGAACGTTTACCGAAGTAGAGCAACCTGCTAGTGAGTTTGTATTCAGACTCCGGAGCGAGCCGGTTACGTTGTCACTCCATGAGGCGGATATGGGCGCATGGGAGATGGTGGCGAAACATAATATCAAGGCGTACCTGGAAACCGAGCTGCCGGGGATACCTGTTTTCGTGTAACTGACTTTGGGTCGGTGGGGCTCTCCAATCCCTGCCGGCCGTTTTTTTGAGGGGTGTGATCATGGATAAAAGCGAGGGGTATCTTACGCATCCGTGTCAGGGGTGCGAGGTTGGGTATCAGAGTTGTGAGTTGTACTGCCAGTTGTTGGAGCGGTGGAACATGCGGCACATTGGAGATGTCGGGTGATAATTTGTCCCGAGTGCGGTGCCGAGCTGCGGCATGAGTGTGGGTGCGCGACCTGCCCAGTTTGCGGGTGGGGGTTGTGTGGTGGATAAGGATCTGCTTTCCTTTGCCGTCGTGACAATCCGGAACAGGGACGGCCTGGAGATCGATATTACCGACGACCCGGCGGAGCGTGTTCGCCGGGTCGAATCCGGGCGACTGGTGATGTCCGGCCAGGAGATTGAGCGCCTGAAGGCTGCGGGGATGACTTCGGACAAGGCGGCGCTGCTGGTGCCTTTTTTGACGGCGTTTCCGGGCGGAATTGTGGAGAGTATTGAGCCGAGTAGTGGGCCGTATCCGTGGGATACGGTGGAACCGGTCCAGGTGAAGGAAGAGAAGGATGGGCAGAGATCTTGGTGGTGATCGGAGACGATAATGAACAAACAAGAACATCTTATGACTGTATTCGCGGAAGAACTTGGCGAGGTTGCCATGGAGCTTCTGGACCTGCAGAAGCTGATTTTTAAGGCACAGCGATTTGGCATTGACGAACAGCGCGATTTGCCGACCAGTAATCGGCAACGGATTGAGGCAGAGTGGCAGGATCTGCTTGGGGCCGTGGAGAAGTTGCGCGAAGTCGGAATTGAACTGAAGCCGGATATTGCAGCGATCAGCGCTAAGATGGAAAAGGTTGAACTGTACTGCGGATACGCCGAAAGCCTGGGAACGTTGAACGCATAATATCAAGGGGGAAAAATGTTGCGCTGGATACCGCCTGAACAGGCGCCGAAAGACGGAACGGTGATTGTCGGTAAATTCAATGATACTCATCCTGAGCGAATTGTCTGCATGTGGGACACGCTTGAGGATTGTTGGGTTGGGGCGTATCCGCAGAATGATCCGGCGGATGGAAGGTTTTTCGAGAATCAGCATTTCCATGCTGATGATCTGGAAGTGTGGGCTGAGTTGTGAGCTTAAATGAATCTACAAAAGCCCGATATTTCGTGACGGGAAATAGAATTTCTCCGTTTGTTTGTGTCCTTGGGGAATGGAAAGATAATGCGGCGCTTATCAGGTCAGTTCGGGCGGGAGTGCCGATACTGACGCGGGAGATGGTTGAAGCCGAACATGAATTTTGTGCAAACAGTACCAGAAGCACGTTTGTTTACTGGAAATCGGTAAGGGAAATGCTTTGGACGCATAAAAGCCCTGACCTCGAACATGTCTATGATGTCCTCGTTCAACGTCTGAGGAGCAGGAGCGAGCGGATTAGGAAGGTTTTGGCACTATCTGTAAAACGCACAGCCGAGAAAGAAGAACAGCGCTCAAGAGATAGAAGCATTGCGGAGCTAAATAAGCTGAGGCGCGAGCCTCTTCACGAGAGGATTTTATGCAAGAGCCAATCATAATCGAAAAAGTGGCAAATGGATTTATTGTCAACTTAGCCCCGATGGATAGAGGTCAGTTTATCTCTCGGGAATCTGCTCATGTTTTCGAAAGTATGGAGTCATTGCAAGAACATATTAAAGAGTATTTTGAGTGATGATTTCAACCAAGTTTTTCCCGGCGTTATTGATTGTCCTGGATGTGCTGGCGGCGGTGGCCTATGCCTGCCACGGGGCGGATGAATGGCGTAAAGTTGTGTACTGGGCGGCGGCTGCCGCGTTGACGTATGTGGTGACATTTTAAGGGGGGCGTAATGGCTTCAAGTCGCAAAGGGATACTGGCGGAGAAGAACGGCCGTTTCCGGATCCCGGCTCAATTCGGTTTTAATTTTGAGGAAATGGTGGTGGATAATTTCGCCGGCGGCGGTGGTGCCTCGATGGGTATTGAGGCGGGCTTGGGCCGTCCGGTTGATATTGCAATAAATCATGACCCGGGGGCGGTCGATATGCACCTGGTTAATCATCCACTGACCCGGCATCTGTGTGAATCGGTGTGGGATGTCGATCCGGTGGAGGTTACTGGTGGCCGTCCCGTTGGCCTGGCGTGGTTTTCTCCGGACTGTAAGCACTTCTCGAAGGCCAAGGGTAGGAAGCCGGTTCAGAAGACGATCAGGGGCTTGGCCTGGGTTGTCTTGAAGTGGATAGGTAAGAAGCGGCCACGGATTATCATGCTGGAGAATGTCGAGGAGTTTGTTACCTGGGGCCCGCTGGTTAAAAATGGCGATGGTGAACATTACCCGTGCCCGAAGCGGCGGGGAAAAACCTTTCAGGCTTTCGTGAAGGCAATCCGGAAGCATGGCTATGAGGTCGAATACCGGGAGATGCGGGCTTGCGATTACGGCGCTCCGACATCACGAAAGCGGTTCTTCCTAGTGGCTCGCTGTGACGGTGAGTTGATTGTCTGGCCGGAGCCTACTCACGGGGATCCGAAAAGCGCAGCGGTGAAGTCAGGGAAGCTCAAACCGTGGCGGTCCGCTGCCGAGTGTATTGAATGGAGTAGGCCGTGTCCCTCAATTTTCCTGTCAAAAGAGGAAGGGAAGGTTCTGAATGTGCGGCGTCCCCTGGTGGACGCTACTCTACGGAGGATTGCCCGTGGTGTGATGCGCTATGTGGTGGAGAGTCCGGAGCCGTTTATTGTTTCGTATTACGGAGAGAAAAAAGGCGGTGGTTTCCGTGGGCAGAAGGTCACTGAGCCACTGCGAACGCAGACGACGGAAAACAGGTTTGCCGTGATTGCTCCTCAGATTGTGGGGATAGATCATCGAGGGGCGGGAGACTCTTCCGTGTGGCCGGGAGACTCTCCGTTGACAACGGTAACGGCTGAGGCCCGGCATGCGGTCGTAGCGACCTTCCTAGCAAAACACTATAGCGGGGTTGTAGGCTCCAGTATTTCCGCTCCGGTTGGGACAATAACCAGTGTAGACCATCATTCCCTGGTGGCGGCCAGTCTTATACGGCATTTCGGGGAGAGCGTCGGTCAAGCCGTTGATGCTCCGGCACCTACCGTTATGGCTGATGGCGGCGGAAAGACCGGGATCGTAGCGGCCAACCTGGTCCGCAATTTCGGATTATCTCATTCTGCACCTGCAGACTCACCTTTGCTTACTGTCACATCAAAAAAGAAAGATTCTCTGGTAACTTCCCACCTCGTGAAGCTTCGCGGTACCTGTAAGGATGGACAGGCGGTTACTGGTACGATGCCCACGGTTACAGCCGGTGGCCTCCACCTGGGGGAAGTCCGGGCGTTTCTTATCAAGTATTACGGTCAAGGGACGGGGCAATCTCCGGTTGATCCTATTGCTACCATTGTCGGGCGTGACCGTTTTGGTCTGGTGACGGTGAAGGGCGAAGAGTACCGGATTGCTGATATCGGTATGCGGATGTTGGCTCCAAGGGAATTGTTCAATGCCCAGGGATTTCCGGCTGATTATATTATCGACCGGACGGCGGACGGCAAGAAGATCACGGCGACTGAACAGGTCAAGCGCTGCGGGAATTCTGTTCCTCCTGCGTTTGCGGAGGCTTTGGTGAGGGCTAATTACCGTACGTCGAAGCAAATTCAGGATGGCAAGGGGCTGCTATGCGCATCCGCACAATAAAACCGGAATTTTTCATTGATGAAGACCTGCAGGACCTGGAAGCGGACAATCCCGGGAAGTATGTAATGCTGGTGTTCGCTGGGTTGTGGGGAAATTGTGATAAGCAGGGTGTTTTTGAGTGGCGGCCGAGAATATTGAATCTTCATATTCTACCCTTCCTGAAATTCGACATGGCAGAGACCTTGGGTATTCTCACGGAGGCGGAGATTATTATCCCTTTTGAGGTTGATGGCAAAAAATATGGTTTTATCCCGACATTTACGACACACCAGAGGATCACCGGCAAAGAAGGAACGGAACCGGCCAAATTACCCAGCTATCCCGGCAAGATACAACCGGGACCAAACGGGGACACACCGGGGACACAACAGGGAAATGATAGAGACACGGTAGGGATGACAGGAAGGGAAGGGAAGGGAAGGGAAAAGGAAGGGAAAGGAAGGCCTGCTAGTAAACAGAGTCAGTCAGAACAGACAGCCCAGGCTCCGAAACCGGAAGCGAGCGAGCAGGCTGTTGTGAGCCTGACTGAAAAGTCTCTCCGGAGAAGCGTGGAGGAAAAGCGGGACTGGTTGGTGAAAAGCTTCCCTGGCGCCGACATCGACCTAGAGCTTGAAGAGCTGGTGGCGAAGTATCGCAAGGAAACGATCGGTTCTGATCCGTGGCTGTTGGTGCTTCGCTGGTTTCGGAATATTCCCGACGAGAGAGCGAGTCCGAAGGCTGGCGGCGGGACATTGGCAGAGGAAACGAGAGAGGCAAACAAGCAGGCCTGTAGGGATTTCGCGGGAGGTGGAGCTGATGGTTGAGGCTGATAAGTCACGTTTTGCCACGGTGATGTACTGGCTGGCGGAAAAATATCCGCTGATAAAGGGGAAAGGGGCCATCAGGGAAGAAGTCCCGCGTGAGTTGGGCCGGAAGGATTTGGGAGACTGGTTTGAGTCGTTGAAGGATCTTCACATCGAGCGCATCGAGTGGGGGGCAAAGTGGCTGTTTGGACACTCCCGGTTCTTTCCGAAACCTGCGGATCTGCGAGATGCTGCTGAACAGGCGCCGGTACCGAAAGCCCTGCAGTTACCTGCTCCGACACTGAAACCTGATACGACGCCTCCTGAGGTGCGAAAGCGGGAGGTTGTTGAGCTGCTGACTCGGTTCGAGGGGAAGTTTGGGAAGTCGGAGAGGGAGGCGGTTCGTGGGTGATTCCCTTTTTATTCAAAATTATGTTGAACAATGATTTGAATTGCGGTATGTCTTTAATTTATGGATGAGGAAAGATCAAAAAAACCGGCTCACGATAATATCGTTGGCGTCGGTCAGAAGGTGCTCGTCGGTATGGAAGATGTGATGGGTTACGATATCTGCCTTTTGGAAGATCCTCGTCATGAAGTGTTTTGCCGCAAGTTTGCCGCGAACAATAATGCAACAAAATCATACATGATAGCCTTCCCTGGCTGTTCATACGAATCAGCAAGAGCGGCAGGGAGCAGATTGTTAGCAGAAAACAACATCAAGGTCCGGATAGCGCAGATTCAGAAAGAACGACTAGATCGAATCGAAGTGACGGACCAGAAAATAATTAACGAGCTGGCGAAATTGGCCTTCACGAAAGAGGATGATTTTTATCATGAGAATGGCAGGGTAAAAGCTCCTCACGAATTGGATCCACATGATGCCGCGGCGGTTCAATCGCGGAAAATCAAGGTTGTGGAGTTGTTTGACGGTAAAGGGAAAGACGCAGTGGCTATTGGGACTGCCACGACAACAGAGTTTAAGTTACATTCAAAGACGGACGCGCTGCAGCTATTGATGAGACATCGAAAGATGCTGACGGATAAGGTTGAGATGGATCATGGCTTCAAGGATCTGTCAGACGAGGATCTTATCAAGAGGGCGAAGGCACTCCACGCCGAGTTGGGGATAGGTGATTAGTGGCTAGTTATCAGGATCTCATAGATATCTACGAGGAACTGGACCGTCGGAAGCGGCGGAAGCGGTTCTTCGAGTATTATCCCGATAGCGGGCCGCTTCGGCGTGATCTCTATAAGAAGCACATTGCGTTTTTTCGGGCAGGTCTGTACTTCCGGGAACGGGCAGCTATTGCCGCGAACCGTATCGGAAAAACAGAGGGCATGGGCGGCTATGAAGTGGTTGTTCATGCGACAGGCCTGTATCCGGATTGGTGGCCCGGGAGACGTTTCGATCATCCGATTGATGCCTGGGCTGCAGGTACCACAGGTGAGACGACGCGTGACATCATCCAGACAAAGCTGGTTGGTCCTCCGGAAAAAGAATCAGAGTGGGGAACTGCGCTGATCCCGGGTCATCTGATTCAAAATTATGTGAGGAAGGCCCGGCCTGCAAACTCGCTGGAGGCCGTTATTGTTCGACACGTTTCAGGTGGATCATCAATTATCAATTTCAAAAGCTACGAGCAGGGCCGGAAGAAGTTCGAGGGTACGGCGAAGCATGTTGTGTGGTTCGATGAAGAGCCGCCGATGGATATTTATACGGAAGGATTGATGAGGACGATGACCGTTGACGGGATCGTCCTCTGTACGTTTACACCACTGGAGGGCTTGTCAGAGGTTGTTTTGATGTTCATGCCAGGCGGAAAGCTGCCGGGTGTGAACGATATGATCAGGCACGTTACCTTCGCTGATTGGGATGACGTGCCGCATCTTACTGAGAAATCGAAGCGTGAATTGTATGCCGCGTTACCTCCTCACCAGAGAGAGGCCCGTTCAAAGGGCGTACCTTCACTGGGGTCTGGAGCAATATATCCTGTTGCAGAGGAGATTGTTTCAGTAAAGGATTTTGTGATTCCTCGCCACTGGCCAAGAGCTTATGCAATGGATGTCGGCTGGAACTGGACGGCGGCGCTTTGGGGTGCTTTGGATCGCGAATCAGGTGTTGGCTACCTGTATTCCTGCTATAAGCAGGGAAAGGCTGAACCGGCAATTCACGCCTCAGCTATCCGTTCGCGAGGCAAGTGGATCCCGGGCTGCGTCGATCCGGCTGCAAACGGCAGAAGCCAGAGGGATGGAGAGCGTCTGATCAATATTTATCAAGACGAGGACCTGGATCTGGTCAATGCAGACAATGCTGTTGAGGCTGGGCTTTATGATGTATGGACGGCTCTTTCTTCAGGGACGTTGAAGGTGTTCAAGTCGATGTCACCATGGTTTGACGAATACCGGATCTACCGTCGAGACAAAAACGGGAAGATTGTTAAATCAAATGATCACTTGATGGACTGTACCCGCTACCTCAAGAGAACCGGATTCAGCCGGGCGATTGTTATGCCGATATCGAACAATGTCATTATGAATGTGAATCCCCGGGTCAGTGGAAGGCCCAGCGCAATGTGCGCATAGGAGTCAGGTATGCAAACCAATAGCAGTAGTGGCGTACCACCGGCAGAGCTTGGTGATTTCGAGAGCGCTCAATCAGAGATGCAGCGCTTCTGGTTCTCCTGCAGAAACGGCCATGAGGATTATGTCCGTCGCAACCGGAGGAACTACCGCTATTTTCATGGAGACGGCGGACACTGGTCGGACGATGACCGTGCCTTCATGGAATCTGTCCAGGGCCGGAAGTGTTTCGAGATTAATCTATCGAAACAGGCCGTCTTGACCGCGGTCGGGGAACAGATAGCTACCCGTGCTGATATCACGTATAAGCCTAAGAAAGGTAAGGCCTCTGCGGACACTGCCGTTATTTGGTCGAAACTGGCAAAGCATTTCCTTGATCAAAACAATTTTCACATACTCGAAACAGACGCTTGGGAATCCGGACTGATAGCAGAACGGGGATATTACGATATCCGCATGTGTTTTGACGGAAACCTGAATGGCGAGATCAAGATTACTCTGCCGGATCCTGTAACAGTTATTCCCGACATATTTGCTACCGAGTATGACCCTAAAGAATGGCCGGGCGTTATGCGGTTCATGTGGCTGACGCTGGATGAAATAGCAGGAATGTATGGAGACGAAGCCCGCGAAACAGCCAAAAAAGACTGGGAAAACTATCGTGACCGGCCTTTAACTGATGAATTCCCCGTGGAAAATGCTTCCGATTTGAATTATGGCTTTGGCACCTCTCCTGGAGCATATTACCAGTGGTGGGACAAGGAAACCGGAGAACTGCGACTTCGGGTTATCGAGCGCCAGTTTTACAAGCGGGAGATGGCACTTCATTTCATAGACATGACCACTGGGGATACTGAAGTAGTTCCGCATTCCATGGGAATCAAAAAGGCACGACAGTATGCAGCCGATAACGGCCTGCTTCTTCAAAAAATGGAGGGGAAGGTGCTCTATTGGCGTGTCGTGACAGCAACAACAGTTCTGTTTGATGAACAGAGTCCTTACAAAACCCCGACCATTATTCCTTTCTTCTACCTGTTCAATAAGGGAAAAACAGGGAGTATGATTGCGGATGCAATATCTCCCCAAGACCTCCTGAACAAATCAGTATCGGCGGTTGTTCACTACCTGACGACCGTAGCAAACTCGGGCTGGCAGGTGGAAGAAGGCCAGTTGACAAATATGACGACTGCGGATCTGGCAAATGTCGGAATGAAAACCGGTGTTGTTATTGAGAGGAAGGCTGGGACACAGCCGCTTCAAAAAATAACACCGAACACATTCCCTACCGGCATGGATCGTCTCTGTGAAAGAGGCGAGGCCTGGGTTAAGGCTGCCACGGGGATGAGTGATGCAGAACAGGGACTTAATTCTCCAGAGGTGTCCGGTATCGCAATCGGGATGAAACAGTTTCAAAGCAAGCTGCAGCTGGCAAAGCCCTTATCGAACCTCCAGTTTACCCGCACGTTGGTCGGCCGGAAGATCATAGAGCTTGGCCAGCAATTTCTTACCAATGAGCGTATTTATAAAATTACCGGCCAGGATGATTATGGCCGGCCGAAGGAAGAGGAGTTGATTATCAACCAGGTTGATGAGTTTGGGAATATTCTAAACGACATCACCGTGGGCGAATATGAGGTAGAGGTCTCCACTCAACCGATGGCGGCGACGTATGAGGAGAGCCAGTTCAAGCAGTTGGGAGAGATGCGCGAGAAGATGAAGGTGGCTATCCCTGATGATGAGATTGTCAGAAGATCAAATATATCAAATAAACATGACCTGGCAGATCGTATCGCGAATCCGCAGGACAATGGGACACAGCAGGCCCAGGCCGCCATGCTGGAAAAACAGCTCGAAGAACTATCGGCAAAGGTTGAACTGCTCAAGGCGCAGCGGACCAAGGTTGTGGCGGAGGCAACAAATACCAATATCCAAGCAATGTTTGGGGCAACGAACGCGGGTAGGGTTATTGCCATGACTCCCGGGGTGGCGCCATTAGCCGATGAGTTGATGTTGTCGGGAGGATTTGAGGACCACAACGCGGCGCCGGTTATTCCCCAGAATGTGCCACAATTGACGCACGTTCAACCGATTACGCCGAAGAATACCAGTCCTAATTTTCCACCACAGGCAGATCGTGGTGTTACAGCCGGTATTGAAAGCGGAAATATCCCTACTATACCTTCTATTGCAGAGTGAGGGCGGAGATGGCTAGTAATCCACTGAAAAAACTGGACCCGGACTGGAAAAAGAAGCTGTCTGACTGTATGAAAGAAATCGGGATGCTCGATATGCCGTTTGGACAAATTACCGTTCATATCTCTGATTCCAAGGTGTCTGAGGCGCTGAAGCAGGAACGATACAAATAATTATTGACTTTCGCCATGGTTGCGTGATAATGGCCAAAATTGAATAGAACGCGGTAAGTCGAAACCTTTCAAGGTAATTGAGACCCGCACCTTCAGTCGAAACATGACTATCGGTGCGGGTTTTTTTCGTTTTATGCTGTTCAAAATTATTGTGAACGGATGGACATATGAACAGAGTGCAACCGATTTCGGGGAGGTCATGCATGGGAAAGATGGACGCACAAGAGAGGAAGTGGCGGACCGAGGAAGACTTGAGAACCCTTGCAAACGCCGAGGAAATCAAACGAGATCCGGAAAGAATGAAGGCCTGCAAGGTCATGGCAAAACAGCGCATGACTGACCTGGAAGGTGTTGTTTCCGGCGGCGGGGCCAAGGCTAAGGGGTAGGACAACTATGTAATTTTGGAGGAGGACCACGTGGACGCAAGAGACAAGACAAATGAAATGACGGAAGAACAGTTGGCCGAAGCACGGGGCGATGTATTTGTGCCGGAGGATAGTAATGAAATCGTGTTGAAAGGCGATATGGACCCTGGAATCCTGGCAGCTATTGCCGGAGATGAGGGGGAACCGGTAGATGACGAAAGTGGAGAAAAGGGCGCTGCTAAAAAGGACGACGAACAGGGCAAGAAAGACGACTTCATTCCGAAGGCTCGTTTCAACGAGTTGAACAATGAAAATAAACAGTTGAAGGCACGCCTGGAAGCTCTCGAAAAGGGCGGTGGCGATCAAATAGTAGTTGAGGAAAAGAAAGAAACTCCTCCGGACTTACGGACTCAGTTGAAAGAGCTCCGTACCTTGCAGAAAGACGCCTTACTGGAAGGCGACCATAACGAACACTCCAGATTGACCGACGAAATCGATTCTATGCAGATAGCGATTGCCAAGGCTGAAATCCAGGCAGAACAGCGACAAGAAAAAACTCAGGCCGAATTGGTTCAGGACCTGGATAAGGCGGCCTCTGCGGCAATGGCGCTTTATCCGTTTCTGGATAACAAGTCGGACGCTTGTGATCCGGTTGCAGTTGTCGCGGTGAGAAGTTGGCGGGCACAGCTTGAGGCACAGGGGCTGGCACCTGCGGAAGCCCTGCGCCAGGCAGTAGAGGATCTGGGACCAAAATTTGCCCAGATTAACGGTGTCGTGATCGACCCGGATAAGGCCGAAGATGTTCGCAAAGCAAGGAACCTGGAAGCTTTGAAAAGAAATTCGGACGCTTCCTTGAGACAGCCATCTGTATTGCCGGGAAAAACAGAGAAGGATTCTTTCGTCATTAACGTCAATGACCTTTCTCCGGCCCAGATGAAAGCCCTATCTGAGGACCAGAAGGCCAAATTGAGAGGAGACGTTCTCTAAGGCTTGTCCACTTACGGACAGAGACCGATGCCCCTTAGTGGTCGTTTTCGCCCTGGAACGGCGCAAAAAGTTCCCAGTGACCGACGCCCCTGTGAAGAGGTCGTTTCCGCCAATGCGAAGGCGCAAAACAACGCAAATCCAATGAGTCACAACGAAACGACAACTACATAACAAGGAGCGACATTATGGGAATGACAAATTTCGGGCAACTCGATCCCGACAAGATCAAGTTTATTCAGAAGGAAATCCGTCATGAGACGGAAGCATCTTCGTTTCTCCTCCCGCGCTTTTGCGGGAAGGGCTTCAATTACCCCATTGAAAGAATCACCGAACTGCGCAGGATGGAAGGCGGCGGTGAAGAGTGCATCATGACCCTGGTTAACCACCTGGTCGGTGATGGCGGGGTAGGATCCACTGGCGGCAAGCGTGAGGGCCGTGAAGAGCGGATGCACAAATCTCAACAGAAGATCCAGATCGATGAGATCTTCAACATGGTCCGCAGCGAAGGCGAGCTGGCCGAACAGGCCAGCGTGGTTCAGTTCCGCAAGGAAGCCAAGCCGGCACTCAAGTACTGGCATGCCAACAGGACCGATCAGCTTTTGATGCTGGCTGCTTCTGGTATTTCCTTTGCCTACAACCTGGATGGTTCTTTACGTTCGGAAGTGCTCGATGTCGAGGGAGTGCCGATCAGCTCCGACTTCGTACAGCTTCGCTATGCCGCCGATATCAAAGCCCCCTCTGCCAAGCGTCATCGCCGATGGGATGGTACGGCCAAGAAGCTGGTAGCCGGTGATACATCCGCGGTGGCCGTAGCTGACGTTCCCAGTTATAAGATGCTGCTGATGGCAAAGGCATATGCCAGGACTCACCGTCTCATGCCTCTCCAGGCAGGCGGGAAGCAGTGGTATGTGGTTCTGATGCAGCCCTATTCTCTGGCGATGTTGAAAAACGATCCTGACTACAAGAACGCCGTCATTACCGGCGGGGTTCGCGGGGATGATAACCCGTTCTTTTCCGGCGCAATCGCAACCATCGACGGTCTTCTGCTGGTTGAGTACGAATATGTATTCAATACCACAGGGGCTTCTACTCGTTGGGGCGCTGGGGGTGCTATCAACGGAACCAGGACTTTGTTGTGGGGTGCCCAGGCTCTCGGATATGCAGACCTCGACCAGGGCGGCGAACCGCGCTACGAGGAAAAGGTATTCGAGTACAACACTCAGAAGGGGATCATGGTCAGCAAGTTCGGCGGAATTCTTCGGCCGCAGTTTTACAGCACATTCGACCGAAGCGTCGAGGATTTTTCCTGCCTGGCCATCGACCACTACATGGAAGAATACTAAGCAGCATGGGGAGGTTTCGGCCTCCCCATGAACATTTCGAAGTAAAGGAGAAAAACGATGGGTGTTACGAAACATGAGGGGGTACAAGCTCCTTCGTATAAAGAGGCTGAATTTACGTTTGAGGATCTGGTTAGCGCCGGGTTTGTTCCTGCTATCGATCTGCCAAGTGACGCGGAGGTTATCGACGGTGCCATGGTAATTACCGAGGCATTCGACTCCGAGACATCGGATACCGGTACCGTCGGAGACGCGGAAACGGCCAATCGCTATAAGGCCGGTATCGACATGACGGCTCTCGGCACGTCAAAGATTGCCGCAACAGGGGTGCTTTGCAATGACTCCAATCGCAGGCAATTTGGTTTCTCCTGGACAGGTGTAGGAGAGCCTCCAACTGAAGGCAAAGGTAAACTCTGGTGTCTGTATATCCAGAAGAGCCGAGCTGATTTCGTTCAGCGGTAAAAATTCTTAAGGGGGCAGTTGCCCCCTTAATTCCATAAGGAGGTAGGTTTTTATGTCGGAAAAATATTGTGTTTTACCAGGACAACAGCCAGTCAGGCTCGCCTCAACTACGGGTCACGTCATTATCGTTGGAGAAACGCCTCGGGATATCCCAACTTTGTTCATCGAAGAAGCACGGGGCAAGGGCTGCTATACCGAAAAAGAGGTCGCGGACATCAAGTCCCGCATAATGGGAGAGGCTTCGCCAGGCCAGAAAACGGACAGCGATTCCCAGCAGGGCGAGTTTGGAGCCTTAATGGGCCAGGGCCAGCAGGGGAGTCTGTCGACACCGGACGCAGGAAAAGCCGGAGAGGAAGCTGATCCAAGGGTAGAGGCAATCAAAAATGCCACTATTGAGATCCTTAATATTGGTAATCCCGAGGAATTGACCAGCGGAAACAAGCCGAAGGTTGAGGCTCTGGAAGCAAAACTGAGCTATCAGATAAGCGCACAAGAGCGCGACGCGGCATTTGAGGCCATTACCGCAACTATGTAGCCACCATATTAAGGAGTTTGCAGATGAAAGACCTGAAGGGGCTGGTTGCACGAATGCGAGATGAATTTCTCGATGATACTACGGGAGCAGAGACCGGCGACAGTAAGTGGTCGACTCCGAATCTGGTTTCGGCACTCAATTCTTCCGAAAGGGAGTTGTGCCGAAAACTGTTTCTCTTGTCAGAATCGACAACTCCGGACATCTGCCAGGTTGCCATTACACTGGTAAACGGTGTTTACCCACGATCATTCTCGATCAGTGACAAGATTGTAAGGATCGAACGGCTGAAGTATCCCGGAGTAACCAAGCCCCTTCTGCAAAAGACAATACAGCACTTCGACGATAAGGATCCCGGCTGGGATGAAATGTCCGGAGTTCCGACAATGTATGCGGTGGATTTCGAAAGTTTTACCGTGACGTTCAACCGGCAGCCGGTAGCGGTTGGGACGGTGAAAATGGGTGTAAAGCGGTTGCCTCTTAATGATCTGTCCGAAGTGAACATGGCGGCATTCCCTGAAATCAGGCAGTACGAAGATGAATTGATCCATGGGGCACTGAAATGGGCTTACTTGAAGGACGATTCTCGCACGTTTGACCCGGTTCGGGCCGGAGTGTGGAAGAAGACTTTTGATGATGATATTGCCCGGATAACTCAGGACAAGGCGGCAATGAATCCACAAGAACATATCTGCCGGGCGGAGCGTTTCTAGTGAGTATCGTAACCTATAAAGCCTATGGACGAAACAACGTCGACAATGCACTTAACGTTGGTGCCCAGGTGCCGAAGATCCGTGCGGTTATCTTTACCGAGCTGGTGGATCTGGTCAATGCGGATCCGGATAACAACGGCGGCTGTTCGCTTCGGCCGGGGTACCTGCAGCGGTATGACGGTGATGTGCGGAGTATGTTCGCCAATGATGACATCATCCTGTACCAGGAAGGCCCGGCTCTGAAGCGGTTCAATCCTGCCGATTACTCCTCGTCGTTTCTGAATCTCTCGCTTGATCCCGATGTCGACGCTAATTTCTGTGACGTGAACGGGCTGGTGATGTACTCCGATGAAACCATTCTCCGGAAGGTTTACGAGGGTGCGGACTATGGCCTGACGGCTACGACGGAGGAATTCAAAGTTACTACGCCTGCCGGGCAAGTGATGGCGGAGTTTTACCGCAAGCTGCTGGTGGGTGTGGGGAGTGAGTTGTGCGTCACGGATCCGGATAGCGTGGATTATATGGATTCGCGATTGTGTCGCTTTCCCTTTGGCGGAACGATCCTGATGATCGCTCCGGTGGATAACGGGGTGTATTTATCCACCGATACAAAGATTTACTTCCTGGCCGGTGGTAACCAGATGGAATGGAGCCAGCCGAGGAATGTGCGGAAGGTCGCCGATTACCCGGCTATCAAGGGTACCGCTATCCGAATGAAGGCGGAGAAGACCGGTTTGGAGAAGGTTGATGGTAATCTGGTGATGTTCTCAACGGAGATGGGCTACTGCTATGGGTTGAATGACGGGGTTTTGTTGAACGTGACTGAGGAGCGGGTGCGGCCCGGGGTGTTTGCAGCCGGTACGGCGGTGCTGCGTGAGGGAAACACGGGTAGGCATTACCTGGCGGTGCTGCGGACTGCTGCCGGTGCTTTCCATGGTGAGGTGGTGAATACTAAGACCCAAGGGGCTGCTCGTTACGAAGGATATGATTTCCGCGCTGTTGTTTGTCACAAGGGGCGGTATTTTGGTTGCAATGCAAACGGGATCTTTGAGTTTACCGGTAAGAATGACGATGGTGCGGCGATCCAGGCAAGCGGTTTGAGTGGGATATCAAATTGCGGTAGCAATACGGAGATGTTCTTTCCTGAGGTTCATTTGACACTACGTTGTGAAGGAGAAATGGAGTTTTCGTTGGCCGTTGATGAAAAGGCGCCGATCACTTACCCGGTTTCCTGGGGCGAGGGAACGGAAGGTATCCACCGAAAGCTCCGGAAGTTGGCAAAGGGTGTGAAAGGTGGACAGGCTCAGATAGGCTGGCGGAACGTGGACGGGTGCGATTTCTACATGCAGCAGGTTGAGCTGGGGATATTGCCGACTAATAAGAGAGTGAGGTAGGGATAAATGAACTTGTTTAAAGGTTACTGTTATATCTATTTTCCATGGTTATTCAGACCAGGCACCTGCTCGCTAGGCCATAAACATTACAAGTTAACGTGGTGTTTGCGGGGCGGCAAGTATACGAAAAGAGATTATTACGGCAACCGTTTCACAGCATCCACAATGTGCTTTTTTAAAAACATTCCTTACTATTTTAACTATTTAATGCGTCGGAAGGTGAGGTAGCTCATGGCTGATATTGATAGCTTTACCACGTATGTCCAGGGGCAACTTACTAGCGTCATTGCTGCGGCAGAAGCGGCGGCTGGCGATCTTGAAGCTGTGGCCGAAGGATATGTTGATTTCTTCACCTTCAATCCCCCTCCAGAGTATGACGACGCAACACAGATGGTTGCTTACGCTCCTGCCAGTGTTGTCATGGATGCTGTTGACCCGTTTTCCGCTCCGACTGCTCCAACCTTTCCGGTGATAACCGCTCCAACCGTGACCACCATTGACCCGGTGGATTTCACCGATGCAAACGCGGCGCTTGCCAACTTTGATCTTTCCGCTTTTGACCCCGCAGCTGTTGATGGTGAGATAGCCGGACTCGCGGCGAAGGTGCTGGCGTTCATTGACTCGGGAGGCCCTGGAATCAGCGAGGCGGTGCAGACGGCCCTGACGGACAACATGCGGGAGCGGGATCTTCAGATTCTCGATGATGTTCTTCTGCGAGTAAGGCACTCGGATGCTCTCAGCGGATTTCCTTTCGCGACTTCGATTACTGATGCCGGGGAAGCTGAACATCGTAAAAAATGGCAAGACGATTACTCGAACCGCAACCGGGAAATCACGGCACTCATGACCGAGCGGGCGCACCAGACGGCAATGAACGGACTGAACGCCGGAGTCCAGTTAACGCAGATAAAATCCGGCCTGATTACCGATGTCTGGAAACTGCATTACTCGATGCAGGGCTTGATCCTCGAAGAGTTCAAAGTGTTGCTTGTCGCGGAGCAGACGAGGGTAGAGACGGAATTGCGGAAGATTCTGGCTGACTACGAGATCTACAAGATCCGCATGACGACAGAGTTCAACGTCAAGCTCGAAGAGTTCAAAGTGCTGGCGTCTGGAGAGGAAGTCCGAGTGCGGGCAGAAACAACTCTTGCCACAGCCAAGGCCGAAGTTGCCATAAAGGCGAACGAACATCTCTTGCGGGCGGCTGTGGCGGAGGTCGAAGCTCAACTCTCAAAATGGACCAACACAGCCAACATTCTTACGGAGCGGGGCAAGGCCAACATACAGCAACTTGCCAGTAGCAACACTGTCAGGGTACATGGAGCGGGGCAGCAAGCTCAACTTTATTCTGGAGTGGTTAACGCTTGTGCTCAGATGGTCAATACAGTTCAAGTGAAAAAGACCTGATCATGGGTATTCTTCCTGATTGGCTGGGAGAGGGCGGGTTTATTGCCGTGGCGGCAAATCCACCACCGAATCCCCAGGGGGCGAGCTATGCTCGGCGGCCGACGTCTGTTCGGGAGCTTTCTTTCCAGGTAGCCACGGTATATCCGGCCAGGGTCGCCGATCTGGGGTATGAGGTTGTCCGTCGCGTAGCATCTCCTGGTTCGGTTTCGTACCAGGACACCATCAAATTTCCTTCCAACATTTCAACAGCACAGTATTCCGGCGGGCAATTACGGCCGCCACAGGTTCAGAATCTTAGCTATCAGTAGGAGGCCTCATGTCCGCCACAATCGTTTTTACTATCCCTGAACCAGCAGCCGGAGAGGATGTTCCGGTAAGTGTCGTTTGGTATGACTCTGCCGACGGTTCCGGTTTTGCCTCAATCGGTGAGAAACTACTGAATGACCAAACGCCGAATCCCGAGACCGGCAACCTCACTTATGATCCGGTGACCGGCACCTATAGTTGGGAGCTGGCAGCGGCGGATACTTCACGGTACCAGCTGATCAAAACCAAGAGCGCCGGCGGGATTGAATGTTTTTCCGGGGTACTGATGCCGCCACTACCGAGTAACCCGGTGTTGCAGAGCGTCTACGGCAGTGCCAAGGAGTTTGGTGTGGCGACCTGGAGCGTGGGCGATACTGTGGAGATGACCATGACTCAGGATCAAATGGTTGACGGCGTGATTCTGGAACCGGTTACCCGTACGGTCTTGGTCGATGCGAACGGCATGTTTGTCCTGACTCCGGATAAGGGAGTGAAGGTGAAGGTTCAGGTGAAGAATCAGGGTACCGGGAAGATTTACTTTTCCAAGTCGTTCACTGTTTCCAGTGAGGACCAGAAGAACATAAAGGACTACTGATATGTTTGCTCTGCCGAAATGGATGACCGATATAAAGAAGCTGTTTGCTACGGCTGACGGGAAGGTGCTTGGCCGAGTGGATGGGGCTTGGGAGTTTCTTTCGTCGTTCGTGCCGTCCGCTCATAAGGCGGGCCATGCGACAGGCGGGAGCGACGCGCTAACTCCTGCTGACATTGGAGCTGTAGATACAAGCGACTCACGACTGTCGGATGCAAGGACACCACTATCACATTACCAGGACGCAAGTTCCATTACCGTTTATACGGAGAATTTCAGCGGCAATCTCTCTGCCGCAGACGACACGACACAGAAGGCGCTTGAGACCTTGGATGCCCTTGTTGCGTCAGGAGGTACAGGCGGAGACTCTGGCCCAGGAGTGCTCGTTTTTAACTATACACACCTTCAAGGAGGTCTCTAATGGCGGCAAATATTACTCCAATTTTCCCTATAACTCCAAGGATTGAGACACAACAGATAGCCACAGCCGATGGAACAGATAAGAAGTTGATCTTCGCGCCATCAACAAATGGTTCAAGAGTTAACATAATAGGAGCATCTTCTACCGACACGGCGATTATTACCCTCAATTTCTATGTGTCAAAAGATAGTGGTTCCACGTTCAGCTTTTTAGGTTTTCTTACCATTGCGGCTGGTTTCCAGGGGGTAGTTTCGTCGGGGATACCTTGCTTTGATCTTGCCGTAGGAATGGCAATCCCTAGCGGTTCCGATATTTACGTTGCCGCATCAGCGGCAGTTACAGTGGATAAAGTGGTTAGTTTTAGCGTGATTGGAAGTGATTACTGATGAACGATTTTGTTGCTCCAAATATTACGAAAATTTCGTATTGCGTCGGTGCGGACAACGCTCCTGATGTCAAGAATATAACTATAAGTCAAGATATGCTTTTACCGTCTGTGCAAGATGGCGATATGGTTACTTTCTTTGCAAAGAACCTTACAATTGATGCCGGGGCTACGTTAACAACAGAAAATCGCTGTAAAGGCATGAGAATTATTTGTTTCGGGGATTGCACTATCAGCGGAAAAATATCAATGACCGGTAGAGGTGCTTTTGCCGCAGGAGAAGACGTTACTATTGACATAGCAACACAGTCATTATTCACCGTTAAATTCCCTGCTGAATTGAGGGCAATAGACATCTATTTGAAAAACTTTTTTAACCCTGCCAGTGAGTTCTCTGATATGCCGGAAAGTATCAGGCCGGTGATTGAAAAAGAGACTTTAACAGGGCAATCCCTTGGCACCGTTCCGGCAGTGGGTGGTGCTGGTGGCACGGCACCATCTAATGCGGGTGGCACAGCAGGGGCGGCTGGCACTAACAGGGCCGCTGGTGGCGGAGGGTCAGGCGGCAGTTATATCTCGGCTGGTTATGCCGGTGCCGGTGGAATAGGTACAGCATTTTCGGGTGGTCCTGGGGGTGGTGGGGCGGCAAGCAATACCACAGGGTATCACGCCTATGCGTCATCGGGGGCTAATGATGGAGGTGCGGGCGGATACGGTGCTGTCAATATGGCAAGCACAGCATACGCCCAGGCCGCAGGTGGTGGGGCTGGCAACCCAGGTGGTGCCGGTGCAAACAGATTAACCGGTGTAGGTAATCCCGGTTCTGTCGGCACTGGCGGACTGTTAATCCTGATAGTATTGGGTAATTTAACTATCAACGCTGGTGGAACTATTGAGTCAAAAGGGTCTACTGGGGGTAGTACATCCAGCGCGACTTATGCCGCTGGTGGCGGTGGGTCAGGTGGTGGGAGCATTAACATTGCCTACGGAGGATTATATGCCAACGCAGGAACAATAACCTCGTCCGGCGGTGCAGGGGGATCTAGCACTCGGACTGGGGGGGCAGGCGGAGCGGGCTGTATTACTATTGAACAGCTTTCAACATAAAAGGGGTTTCGCGTAATGCTTTCATTCTTTGATGGATACGAGTCAGGGGTATCTCCCTCCGTCCGGGTCCGAAATGTCTTTCGGGAATATTGGGACTTCACAGCTCTGCAATGGGTAGTTAGTGAAAGTGCCGATACGAGGCTTAATTATGCCGAATCAGAGAATGGAGATGGTACCAGTCTTTATGTAGTGGAGGTACCAGTCCCTCTTGGCGGTCCGTATATCCAAGAGGCGGTCCTGCCATCCGGCGAAGTTTTAGGTTGCGATACAACCGCAATCGACTCTACGTTGTCTGAGTCTGTTGCGGTAACTCCGCCGACAATAGTTGAGATCCGGCAGGAGCTGGACACCAATAGCGTGAAACTGGCGAATCTGGATGTCGCCGTGTCTTCCCGCTCTACTTACAATGGCGGGCAAGTGGCGTCAGTCCTTGGCTCGGTTGGGAGTGTAGCCGGTGCAGTAGGTAGCGTGGCCGCACCGGTTACTGTCGGGATCAATCAGGACAAGACCGGTTACAGCCTATCAATTGCCGGGATACTGGCGATCTGGAACCAGGCTACCGGAGCGGCTGGAATCCTTGTTAACACCATTGGGGCAAAGGTCAGGGATCTGGTGCTCGGAGTTGACAATAAGGTGATGGTCTCCGCAGATCCTCAAGACTTGTCAGCAACATTGCAAGTTAACGCGAAGGTGGTTGGGGACAAAACCGGATATGCGTTAACTTCGGCCTATGATGCGGCGAAGTCGGCGTCATCTCAGACATCTGTTAGTGCAATCCCTACGAGCCCACTTCTCGAAACAGACACCAGGCTGGATCACCTGGACGCTAATATCTCTTCAATACCGACAGATCCCCTTCTCTTGGCGGATTACACAGAACCAGACAATGCGGCGATTGCTTCCGTCCTCCTGGCCCTCCAGCACACAACCTATGGCCTAGAGCGCCTGGATACCGAGATTGATGCTATTTCTATCACTCTTTCCTCCGTTGCTTCTGGTGATGAGATCCAAACCCTGCTTGACAGGTTGAGTGTTGCCCGCGCTGGACTGCTCGACAATCTCCAGTATCTCACCGAGGCGCCAGGCTTGACAGTGGATCAAGTTAACACACTCACCGAAGCCAGGGACGAAGCTCGTCTTTCAAGGCAGATGCAAACTAATAAAGCCATTATCGCCAATGACGGTCTATCCGTTACAATCTACGCCGATGACGGGTTAACACCTCTCTGGGTTTTCTCGATCCCGGACAACAAGCACCGGATACCGGCATGATCTTTACCCATGAGCAAGTGACAGGCGGGGAAGAATACCTTGGCTTTGCTCGGCAAAAGCTCGCATGGATGGACAAAGCTCGCCGTGAGGCCAAGTCGCCAGTAATGTCTTGGGGTCCGTTCCCCGTTGATTCAGTGGAAATCTTCATTGTATCTGCGGACACCGGCAACCTGATAAGGATTGAAAGCATTGTGGGCGGATTTATCTGCCATCCAAGGGACATCACCAACAAGGGTGGCGCAAAGCCTGGAGGAGTGGCAATAACTCCAGAATACACCTATCCCTTGGTGGATGATGATCTTGGAAGTAGAGTTTTGACCTTTGAAGATGATGCCTGGCTGGTCTCGTCGGATGTTGAAAACTATGGGAATCTCTATTGGATGGGCGGCGGCGGTGATGTTCTTTCTTGGCGTGGTCCTGCCGGTAGACAGTTTGAAATGGATAGTCTTCTGACGTTTCCAGGTTTTACGGAGTGGGATTACACACAGATGGTCGATGGGTTTGAGGTGGAGCACTACACACCTTACCGCAATCTTGTCTACCAGGACGGCGAAGTGCTCAAGGAATTTCTGTACGGTTATAAAGTCCTGGGTTGTGCGCTGAATGGCGGGTCTCTCGTCTCTGTCGTCGGAGTTGATTATGCGGGGAAGACGAATCCTGACGGGGGCATGGATGGTTTTTATGACGAAGTGTGGTTTGGTGATGAAAGGATAGGCTGGCAAAACTCTTCCCGGCCGAGTGTTCCGTGGTTCTTTAACCCATCCGGCACAGAAGCAGTCAATGGGAATCGAAAGGTTGTTATCGACGTAGACAAAAATTGCATTTTCTCTGCTCTTGAAGCCGGAAGCGGCTCGCAGAACAATTTATTTGACGGTACAGATCCAACAAGTTGGGGTGTGACAAAGAACGGATCATGGCCGATGTTCCGCGATTTTAACGGAATTGCCGAGCAAGGCGTCATGCTTAGTGTTGATGTCAATGAGCAAACAAATTTGACTGGTACTACCTCACAAACTTATGATGATCTATCCGTCATGATTTCTGGTGAGCCGGTACTTATTGGTGGTTATCCGTATATTGGTAGAAGCTACTCAGTTGAAAACATGTGTCCGAACGTAGTGTTCTCAGCACCGTGCTTAACATTCGAGGGTGGAACTGTCACAGAAATGGAAGGTTGCTGTGCTGATATTACTATTACAGCAACAGACGAAAAAGGTAATACTGCGTCTGCTACATACAGTGGCGACGCTCTTTCAGATTTAGTCATGGTAGGAAGTGAGGACGTAACCGTTGGAGCTAATTATGGTCTGTCAGGTATTGACGACCCTCGTCACCCTATTAGTTGGTCCTTTAATGGCGGAACCATAGACTCAAATGGTCAAATAACCACTATTACCGGTTGCGGGATGGGGAGTGTTACTGGCACCGATGCTTGCGGCAGGAGCGCCACGATGGCAGTGAGACTGCCATCGGGTGTGTGGGTTCAGACCGGTATTCACACGGGTTGTAGTGTCGGGGATCAATATTGTGGCCAGGTTGGATCAACATATATCAGTGGCAACTATAAGGCATACGCGAGTATCTCATGCGGGAAACCTGTTAATTGCCCATGGCCATACAGCCCTTGGTTTTGCCCTGGATGTGGTGCCGGTGGTACTGGAGGCGGTGCGCCTGGGTACTCAATAGGAATAGTTGGTACTTGGTACTCGTATGAATGGAGGTGCCCATAAAATGTTGTGCAACAATAACGCTAGGTTAACGATAGTTATGACGATGTTAGATCCATATGATTACTCTGAGTTCAAAAAACTCTGCGCTGACAGTGGGGTGGAACCTCTTGCTTTTGGGGAGTATGCTCAAAAGGTGGAAGCGGTATTATCTGCCGTTGAAGCGTATCCTGATATGCCTATCGTTGACGCTTACATGCAATTCGTAAAAAACAACGCTGGACACTTATCGGCACCACCAATAGCGGTTGACGATCCGAAGACAGTCCGTAGTTCACAGGTTAAGCATGAGGAAACCCCAAGTCAACCAACTAGCTCAAGTGGTTGTGGAACCTGTGGTGGGGGTAAGGTCAGGTGACTCTAAATACTTGTGATGGACCGCACTATAGTTGCGAAGATCCTATTGAGTGGTTAGTCGGCGGGGAATCAAGCCGGGGGCTGTCGCAAGTCAGGAACAACAAAACATCTTTTATGCTTGGAGAAGTAGAGATAATTGTAGCTTCCATCAACAGGTCTCTGGCAATTAGCATCGCAGATTCATGGGCATTGGAGGGGGCTTTTCTCATGCGCGACTCTGAGGGTGACTTGTTTGATTGCGGCGAGTTAACATATGATCCTAATGGATCTATTTCGGAAACATGCACATACATAACTACGGTTATTCATTTTTTGGACACCCGGTACAATAACGGGGTCTTTACCGAAACAAAAGAAGTTCTGACATTCAGTGATACCGGAGATATGTGCGCCTTTAAAGAGGCATGGGGGATTCCCTGGTACCATAAATTCGTTATCACGAATCATACTGTAGTAACCACGGTCACTCATTTTATTGTCCTGGCCGGGGTGAAAACGGTGTTGAAAGAAGCGGTTTCCACCACTTATCCGAATACGGCTGAAAATCCATTGATCCTTGTCTATCCGAATCCACCGTCAGCGGCTATTCCCTGGATTAATTGCGAGGACATTGACGAGTTTGGTTTCTATGATTACCACGAAGGCGGGCCTCCCCCTGGAGGAAGCCAGAGGATTGCACAGGACGGTGGCGATGATTTCTATTGGCCGGAGTGGATACGGGCAATCGGCCAAGTTAACGCGGCGGCTGATGTGGAGATGAAGGACGAACGATATTTCACCTTTTACCTCAACGTCCCTAACCCTGGCACTCGTTCTATCTCGAACCCAGGAATCTTTACCGACTCAACTCCGTGCGCTTCCATAGCGGTTGACCAAGGGGGGAGAGTTTTCTATTCGCTGACCCTGGGCGGGCAAAACTTCAATTACCTGGAAGACGGAAACCTGTTGGAGCTTTTACCCTATTTCGCGGCTGATCCGAAGTTTTATCCAGTGGGGGTTATATGAAAATTCTGGCTCAAGTTTTTGGCGCGTATATCATTACCGCCGTGATCGTCAACGGAAACATCTTCTACCGGGTCCGTGAGTGGATCAAGACAAAAACGCCATGGCTATTCAAAGGGAATCCTCCCCGGCACCTGCTTGAATGCCGCATGTGTACCGGGTTCTGGGTGTCCTTAGCCGCAGTTGTGGTGTGCCAGAACTGGCTGATGTTTCCGCTGGTGTATGGCGGTTCATATTTCCTTGCGACACAGGAACGTTAAGAGTATATTCGGGAAATTGTTGTTCACAATAATATTGAACGGAAACCGGAAATAAGGGGGTGGCAGATGGCGAACGCATGGGGATTGCCGGATAACGAAGTGAAACAGATCAAGAGCGGACTGGGCATTGCCGATGTTTCTGCTGCTCCGGTGAAGCCGGTCAGGAGGAAGGCCGCTGCCATACCGGGTATCGGGGATACTCCGGATATGAAGCCCTACCGCTTTATGAATGCCCAGGAGCTGGCCAATGAAGGGGCCGGGCCGGTCAAGTCGCTGGTGGGCGGTTTCTCGGGGTCAATCGCAAATGCGATCGCGGGGGATAAGGAGGGTAAGCTTTATGAATATACCTCTCCGGAAGCGCAAAACAGGGTGGAAGGTGAGAAGATTTCCAACTATATGGCGGGGAGTCTGGGGCAGGTAAAGGGGCGAAGGACGGTTATTCCCGGGATTGCCAGCGTTGCGGAAGCAGCGGATCTGCCGGTAAAAACCTCAGCTGCCGTACCTACGGACCTCTCAAATATTGCGGCCAACGCGGTAGTCGGTGCGGCAGGAGGGAATCCGACGATCAGCACGGCGCTTGAAAAGGTAGGGGGAGATCTTGCTGTTTCACCTGCGACTTCCACAGCGGCGTCAACAGTCCCGGCGATTGGTGATCCTGGCAGCGGGTCCGCACTGGTGAGCGGTAAGAAAATCAATTACCAGGATATCGGCGGGATAGGGGATCCGTTGAAATCTGGCCATGATGGTTCCGGGCGGATAAAGGGGCAGGCGCAGAATTCCAATAGTCTCGTGGGCAATCTGATTGACCGGCGTGATCAGGGGATTGTTTCGCAGGAGTATAAAGACCAGGTTGCCAATGCGGTGCGGATCAATGCAGCTAACGGTATGGCTCCGACAGCGGAGCAGATGAAGACTCTGGGGATGACCAATACTGACCTGGTGAATGTGCTGGCGGCGAATAATAAGGATGGCCGCTATGATACGCAGATAACGGACCTGCAGAAACAGCAGTTTGTCGATCAGCAGGGGCAGAAGCTGGCGGTTGATTCGCAGGCGCTGGAAAATGATCTGGCCTACAAGAACAATCTCTTGGCTATCGATGCGCCGTTGAAGGATGCGCAGGCGAAACAGTATCTGTCCGAGGCGAAGAAGAATGACCTGATGAGTACTCCTGAGTACCTGAAAGCCGCCGGGAAAGATAAAAGCGACGAGCAGCGCTATAAGCTGATGGAAAAGCTGATCGGGACGAATGAGAGTTTGTACGGAAAGATCCTCGATGGGATACGACAGCATCCGGAGGGTATGAATCTGCCGGTAGCCGACCAGGAGAAGTTTGCGCGTGACAAGGCCTGGGAGGCGACACTTCAGAGCTTTAGTAATGTCGGCGGTCTTTTTGCCTCCAAGCCGGAGGAGGGTGGAGCAAGGAGCGGGCCGAATAAAACCTTGCAAGGTGCCGTGGTGGCGCTCCGGGCTGCGCAGGAGGGTATTGAGAAGCGGAAGGCTGCCGGGCAGATAGACGAGAAACAGGCGAATGCTGAATTTAGACAGGCTTGGGACGCTTATGCAAAAGTTAAATCGGCGGCATAACCAGGGCACCTAAATAGAAAATACTATTCCGACAGGGAGCATTGAATGGACTGGCTTAACGATATCGTTGCGAATGCGAAGAAGCAGGTTCTGACCGGCGAGGCTGGAAAAGGAATGGCAGAACTGGAAGCCATGGCGACCTTTACTCCTGAACCAACCAATGCCGTGAAGGAATTCGGCAAGGGCGTGGTGGCGGGGACTCTTCAGCTTCCTCAGATGGCCGGAGGCCTGGTCAAGGTTGCCGGTGATCTTGTCGGTAGCGAAACCGTGGCTGATATCGGTGAAGATGCGGTGAACTACTGGGGGGAGAAGACGGCCCCCTATACGCCACGTGTCGGATCGATCGAGGACGTGGAAAACGTCGGTGATTTTGTCGATTATGCGGCGGCCGGCATAGGTTCTCTGGTCCCGACAGTTGCCGCCTCGATGATCGGGGGCGGTGGCGCAGCGGCGATCGCAGGCAAGTCTGCTCTCAAATCGGCGGCAAAGAAGGAACTGACAAGGGAAGCTACCGAAGCCCTGGTATCCAAGGCTGTTACCCGTGGTGCAATGGCGGGGGCTGGCTCAACGTCCGCCGGTATGGAGATTGGTTCCATCGGAGCCGATCAGATGGAGGCCGGGACGGAGGATCCGATAAAGGCGATTCTCTATGGTTCCGTGGCTGGTGCATTGGATATTCTCCCGGTTACCAACCTGCTGGCAAAGTTTCCGGCATTCAAGTCCCTGCAAAAGATACCGCTTTTCAAGTCACCAGAAGGCAGGGCGTGGTATACACGCGGCGTTATGGAGGGCTTTAAACAGTCCGGGATGGAAGGTGCCCAGGAAGCGGCACAGACGATGCTGGAACGGGCTGGTGCCAGTCGGGAAGTATTCAGCGACCAAGGCATGATGGAGATCCTGAACGCCGGTATCATCGGAGCAATTGGCGGCGGCGTCATGGGTGGCGGCGCTGGTGTGTTGAGTGGCAGGGGTAAGGAACGGGTAACGGGGAACGAGGAGAACCTTGAGACTCAGACTCCTGGTCTTAATCCGGCTGCCGTTCAACCGGATCCCTTTTCGGATGCCGGTGATCCTCCTCATCCGGTCGTGGATCTGGAGTCTCAGGAAAACCCGGTTTTGCCGGAAGCGCCGAAGGGACCGTTGGCCAGGGCGGCGGAGGCTGCTGGTGCTTCAATTTTTCCGGGGATCGGGGATGTCGTTCCCGGTTCTGTAACCGCTTCCGTTCCGCCGATTGGGGGGCAAACCTCTGATGAGCTGGTTCTTGATGAAGCCCGTGATTGGGCTGAGGAAGAAATCAAGGCGGGGAAAACTCATTTGATGCGACAGGTGCGGGAGCACCCGAATTCCTATGCCCTGCGGATTCTGGACTCATTCAAGCGGCGGGCAGAAGTTCCGGTTGTGAACCAGGGTGAGACAGGGCCGAAGTACGCCAATGTTTCCCTGGTCAATCCCGAAACAGGTATAGCCGAGATGGTGACGCCTGCTGAAGTTATGGACCGGCTCAAAACTGGCTGGCGTGCTCCGGAAGCACCGTCAAACACTCCTGATGTAGACATGCTTGGCAGCGTTACGGACGCGGATCGTGGCCTTCTCCAGTCGGCTCGTGACAGGGCCGGTTACTGGGAACGCGGGTCGATGGATAATGGCCAGACAAATAAGAATGAGCTGTTCCCCTGGTTGAAGGATTGGGGAAAGACCACTCCGGCAGAGGTGTCCAAGGCTATCGGGAATTTCTTGGAAGGTAAGAATCTGGGCGAAGTGCAGCAAAGGCTGGTTACCGCGGCTCTCCAATTTGAGCGGGAAAGCAGGCAGCCAAGGGGTGCAGCTCCGGCGCAGGGTATCGGTGACCTGATAGCCGAACGCAGGGGGGTGAAGGGCGTAGCCAAGGAACAGGGGGCAGGGAACAGGGGAAATCTTGAATCTCAGGCCTCGAACCTTGAACCTGCTGTTTTGAAGAAGGCACAACTCTATGCTGAGAAGGCGGGGCTTGATCTTGATGGTTGGAGCAATGACGAGATTTCCGATTTTGTCGGCAAATATGACTCGTTTGTTAAGAGTAAGTCCCGGGCGGCGGAACCTATCGCCAGTATCGGGGATCTTATTGCGCAGCGGCGGGCGATGAATCAGAAGAAGGGGACTCCTGGAATTGAAGCAGGGGCACACGAAGCGGCTACCTCTCCCCTTAATGATCTTGCAGAACCGAGCGAGGCCCAGGTAAAGGCTGGGAACTACCGGAAGGGCCATGTTTCTATTCAGGGCCTTGATATCTCAATCGAGAATCCGGCGGGATCCGTCCGTTCAGGAAAGGACCAGAACGGAAAACCGTGGTCTACCGCTATTCATCATCATTACGGCTATATCAAAGGAACTGTCGGCAAAGACAAGGACCATATCGATACCTTCATCGGTGACAAGCCGGAAGGCGATCGCGTTTTTGTTGTCGACCAGATTGATCCAAAGAGCGGCACGTTTGACGAGCACAAGGTGATGATCGGCTTTGACTCCAAGAATGAGGCGACTCTTGGCTATTTGCGCAACTATGACGATACCGGACAAACTCGCATTGGTGATGTTTCCGAGATGACGATGGATGACTTCAAGGCTTGGCTCAAGAGCGGGAAGACTAAGACGCCGGTTGGGCAGTTGAAAAGGGGGGATGAATCACAAGGCAAAGGAAAGCCGGCGGTGCAACCTGCCAATGAGGCAAGGGGAAAGATCGTTGCGAAGCTGAAGGCTAGTGGTGCCGATGAAGCGACGGCCGGTAAGATTGCTGATCTGATTGCGGAAGAGTATGCCGGTAAGAAGACGCTGGGGCCTGCCTGGCTGGGTAAGAGGATCAAGGAAGGCTGGATTGATAAATGGAAAGTCCAGACTCAGTTGAAAAGCGGAGGAAAAGAGCTTGAGGATCTGTCACCTAAAGAAATAGCGGCTCTGCCTGAAGGAAAGGTTGATCATCCGGTTACTGCTGCGCTGAAGGGGAAAGGAGCGGACCTTGATAAACAACAGGGAGAAGCGAAGGAAAAAGCGGAAATAGGTGGGGTATCCGACAAAGAGCTTGACGACAAGGCTGCAAATGAGGCGCTGCGGGAGAAAGTAGCGGACCTTGGTGAAGCTCGATCCACTTCCACCGATGAAGTGCAGGCCAAGAATAAAGAGAGATTCAAAGAGGCTCAACGGAAACACCTGCGTAAAAAGATTGCCGAGGCAAGATCAGAGGCGGATAAAACCAGGTTGGCAAAACTGTTGGGGAAACTCCAGGAAAGAAAACAAGAGATTACGGAAAAACCAGCAACAAGTATTGATGATGAGGTCAAAAACCTTTCTCTGGACGATCTGTCTGCTATGTTTGATGAGGTTGCCGCCGAGTCCCAACCGAAGGTGGAGACCAGAACTGTCGAGCAGGCAACGCCGGGAACATCCTCACGCATGTCGTTGAAAGAGACGGTTCACTCGAAGAAGGGCCATACGCTGTTCGTAGTAACGATGAACGAGCGGGTAGAGCGGGATGAATACGACCGTCTGAACCGTGACGCAAAGCGGACTGGCAACGGCTATTCGTCGTATCGTGGCCACGGCGCTGTCCCTGGTTTCCAGTTTCTCGATAAAAGCGCAGCTGAAGAGTTTATGCAGCGGTGGGGAGGCGAAGGCAAAGCTGTAGAAACACTCGATGTCTCAAAAGAAGATCCTCAACAGGCCCGGACGGCTACAGAGATACTAAAGGAGGCCGCGAGCCAAGGAATAGAAGGAGTGGGCGATGCTGTTACCGGGCTCTATGAGCTTTTCGGCGGTGCCGCTCTCAAGTCTTTCCCCGGCGGTCTGGATGAAGCGACCTACAGTAAGGCCAAGCCACATTTTCAAGCGGCTTTCGACAGGTTCCGTGAGGCCGGAAAAGGGATCAAGGAGTTCTTCCGCTTCCTGATTGAACAGTTTGGCCCTGGTATCAAACCGTATTCCATGAAGTTTGTGGCAGAGTTGCAAGGTAATTCCTTCAAGGAGCTTAACAAAACGAGGGGAAGCTTGACGGAAAGCGCCTCGAATGATAATATAGTTAATGAGAATAGTACAATCAATGAGGAGGGAACGGACCGTGACGACACAGGAAATGGCGGCAATGGCCCGCAAGCACTGGAAAGCGTACCATCCGGAGACGTACCGGGAGATGGAGAAACGCGACGACCTGATAAAAGAGTCGGAAGCAGCGGCAAAACTGACGCAACGCGAGATGGATACATTGATGACGAGCGGGATGACGGTATCGGAAGCCTGGGAAGCGTCGAAGTCCCTGTTCATCTTCAGCGACCCGTCGAAGGACTACAACCCGGATTAGAACACGTCCCCACTCCGGCGAGTGAGCCACGCAGCCTGTTCCTTTCCGGAGAAAACCCCGGCAATTACCGTATTGCGGAATCGGATCGTATCGGCGAAGGTACCCGGGGCCAACGCATCGACAGTAACATGGCCGCAATCCGGATTGCCAAACAGCTGCAGGCCGAAGGCCGCTATGCTACCCGTACGGAACAATCCGCTCTGGCCCGTTATGTCGGATGGGGCGGACTGAAGAGCGTCTTCGACCCGACATCAACCAAACCCCAGGACCAGAAAGCCCGCGCAGAACTGGAAAGCCTCTTGACGAAAGAGGAATATTTCGAGGCTCGACAATCAGTCCTTAACGCCCACTACACCTCACGCGAAGTTATTGGCGCAATCTATGACATGGCCCGTCATTTCGGGTTTTCCGGTGGGAATGTCCTGGAGCCTACCTTTGGCATTGGTAACTTCATCGGCTTCATGCCCAGCGAACTTGCTGCCTCTTCCAAATGGTACGGCGCTGAACTTGATCCGATTACTGCCGTAATAGGGAAGCATCTCTATCCCGATTCGCAACTCCTCAACGTCGGCTTCCAACAAGCCGAATTCCCCTACAACAAATTCGACCTGGCAATCGGCAATCCACCTTTCGGAGACGAAAGGATTACCGACACCAACAAGCGACGCTCTGAAATCGACGGCATGAAGATTCACAATTATGTCATTGCCAAGGCCGGAATGCACCTGAAGCCCGGCAAGTTGATGGCAATGGTGGTGACAAGCCGCTTCCTTGATACGGCCAACCCGGAGGCCAGGGGACACCTTGCCAAAGATTTTTCTTTCCTGGGCGCTATTCGCCTGCCGAACAACGCATTTGCCAAGAGTGCCGGTACGGACGTGGTAACCGACCTGGTATTTTTCCGCAAACTCATGCCCGACGAAAAGCCGGATCTTTCCGCTGATTGGCTCACGACCGGAGCGACGTTAAACAACGAAGACGGCGAGGCGGTCACTCTCAATAAGTATTTTGCTGAACGTCCACACCTGATGATCGGTAAGCCATCCATGCAGGGGTCAATGTATGGCGGTGGAGCCAGGGGGGATCAGTTCACCCTTTCGGCCCGTGAAGGACAAGACACCGGCGCCTATATCGAATCCCTTCTGGGTAAGGATTTTGCCTCACTGAAGGATGTCCTGAAAGAGCGGGTGAACGACCAGGCCGAGGCGGCCGCTGTCTCTCTTGAGATGAACCGCGAGGATGTGGGTGTCGGAGGATATGTCCCTGAAGGCAGCGATGTGTTTATGCGCGAAGATGATGATGCTGACGGCAACCCTGTTTTCGTAAAACTTACCGCGGAGACTCAATGGACGGAAAAGACAAAGTTGGGTAAGACCCGACTGGACCGGATCAAAGGTATGCTGGAATTACGGGGCCAGACTTACAAGCTGATAGAGATGGAGCGGTTCGACCAGCCCGGGATTGAGCGACACAGGACACAGCTTAACCGGCTCTATGATGCTTTTGTGAAGGCACATGGCTATATTAATGATTCTGCCAATGCCGGACTTATGGCTGATGATGTCAAAATTGAATTCGGACTGGAGGTGAATTACCGGAAACCCATCAGCGTATCAAGGGCAAAGTCCATGGGGGTAAAACCGCAAGGGGCAAAGGCGGACAAGGCTTCACTCCTGAAAGAAAGGGTTTTCTACCCGCAGAAAGAGATAACTACGGCGGCGAATGCCCGCGACGGCTACGGGATATCCCTTTCGGAAAAAGGCCGTCTCGATCTGGAGTACATTGCCAGACTGACCGGCAAAGAAAAGAAAGAGGTTATCACTGAACTTGCCGATGAAGGATTGATATTGCAAGATCCCGAGACATTGGAATGGGTACAGGAGGATGAATACCTTTCCGGGAACGTCAAGGCCAAGCTGAAGAGCGTACAGCACCGGGAAGGGTATGAACGCAACGCGGCGGCGCTGAAAAAGGTGCAACCAAAAGATGTGGCCACGGATGATATCTTTGCCGATCTTGGCTCTACCTGGATCCCCGCCAAGGTGTACGAGGACTTTGCCGATCTGATGGGAATAAAAGGGGCAAAGGCCCATGTTTCCGATGCAACGGGAACCGTTACGATTGTCGATCATAAAAGCATCAACCAGAACGATATGAACGTCTTGCTGAAGAATGACGACTATACGATTGCGGAACTGTTCAACTTTATTGCCAACAAAAGGGCGGTGGTCGCCTATGACCATGACTCTGAAGGCAAGCGGTTCGTAAACAAGGACCGGACAAAGCTTCTCGTTCCTATCGCCAAGCGTTTTACCGCTACCTTCCGTGATTGGATAATGGCGGACCCGATGCGTGCCCAGGAGCTGACAAAGCTCTACAACGACACCCAGAATACCCATGCGGAGAGGGTCTTCGACGGAAAGCACCTGAAAACCGTAGGGGCTAATCCGGCTATCATCATGCGAAACACTCAGCGTAATGCAGCCTGGAGGATGATCCAGGCTCCCGTTACGCTATTGGATCATGTTGTCGGCTCGGGAAAGACATATACCATCATCACCGGCATTATGGAACGCAGGCGACTGGGTTTGTCGCGGAAGCCGCTGGTGGTTGTGCCGAATCATCTGGTTGGCCAGTGGGCGAAAGACTTTCTCAGGCTCTACCCCGGGGCGAATATCCTTGCGGCTACGGAAAAGGATTTCAGTAAGCCGAACCGTCGACGGCTGTTCTCCCGTATTGCTACCGGTAATTTTGATGCGGTTATTGTCGGACATTCATCCTTTGGCTTTATTCCCTTGGAGCAAGAAACGGAAATCAAGTTTGTGCAGGAAGAGATGGAATATCTCGAAAGGGCACTCTCTGATGCTGCCTCTGCAGAGGATAAGCGTACCGTCCGTACCCTTACCAACCGCATAGCCAAGAAGCGGGAGCGTATCGCTCGCTTGCAGAACCGGGACCGGGATAACGTAGCCACCTTCGAGAGTATGGGGATCGACCACTTGACCGTGGACGAGAGTCATGAATTCAAAAATCTGGAATACTCGACATCGATGCAGAATGTTACCGGCATGGGTTCCCCGGCCGGCGCAAAGAAATCTTTCGACCTCTACGCAAAGATACGTTATTTGCGGTCCGAAGACGGCGCTGTTACTTTTGCCACGGGTACACCAATAAGCAATTCGCTGGTGGAGATGTATACCCTGCTCAGGTATTTAAACCTGGAAGGACTGAAGGAGCGCCGACTCGATGCCTTTGACGCCTGGGCCAAGTCATACGCCGGAATAGAGACGCGCATAGAGTATACCGCTACACAGAAGCTGAAAGAACGCGGCGTGATGGCGGAATTCAATAACCTGCCCGAATTGTTGCAGCTCTATACAGAATTTGCCGACATTGTTTCCATGTCTGACTTGAAGAGGATTTATGCGGAACAGATCCGGGAGAGCAACCGGGCAACCGGCGCCAACGAACGGGAAGAATTCCCGGTACCGAAGGTGAAAGATGGTGCCAGGGTTCTGGATATCGCTGATCCGCTTGCCAGCCAGCGGGAATTCATGGACTACCTGGTTGCCAGGGCAACGAGGCTTGAGCGACTGGGCGGCCAGAACGACCCGAAGATAGATAACCATTTGTGGGTGATGAACGACGCTCGCAAGATGGCGCTCGATATTCGCCTGGTGGACCCGTTGGCTCCGGCAGATCCAAACAACAAGATTGGCCGGTCTGCTAAAAACATCAAGCGGATTTACGACAAGTGGACTGCCGACAAGGGAACTCAGCTGGTTTTCTGTGACCTGTCGACGCCTGCGAAGCAATCTGACAAGGATGCAAAGAAGTTTATCAAGGATTCTCTCACGGTTTTAGCAATGCAAAAGGACACCAGGGTCCAGGCGGTGCTGGATTCTTTGACGTGGCGGGAACAGTGGTCATACCTGAAAAACAGGATGGAAGCAAAGGTTGAGGAGTTGAATAATGCCCTGCAGGAAAACTCGAACCTTTCCGACGCTGATGAAAAATCTCTGAACAACTGGATGAACGACCTGGAAAAATACCTCGAAGAGGTGAGCGACGAGGACGAGGCGGCACTCACGACTGCCGACACCGGCTTTTCCGTCTATGACGATTTGAAATCCCAGCTTGTGTCGATGGGTATTCCTGAAAACGAGATCCGGTTTATCCATGAAGCGAATACGAAAGATAAGAAAGAAGAACTGTTCGGCATGGTCAATTCCGGAGAGGTGCGGGTGCTCCTTGGTTCGAGTAAGAAGATGGGCGCCGGCACCAATGTTCAAGAACGAGTCGTTGCGCTTCATCATCTTGATGCTCCGTGGCGGCCATCCGATGTGGAGCAGCGTGAAGGCCGGGCGGTTCGGCAGGGGAATACGCTGTATGACCGTGATCCTGATGGTTTCGAGCTGGAACTGATTGCATATTCCACCGGAAATACTTTTGATGCAGTCATGTGGCAGGTCTTGGCCCGCAAGGCTGAAATGCTTGAGCAGTTCCGGAGTGGTGTGCGCAGCGTCCAGGAAGGGCAATCGGATGCCGACAGCTACGCAACCTTTATGGCGGAATCAACCGGGAATCCTGCGTTTAAGGAAAAATACCGGCTGGAGAATGCAATAGAAGAACTCGAAGGGATGCAGAGAAACGTGCAGGCCAGACGAAGCGCGGCAGAGCGGCTGGCCGGACAGAGAGAAGAGCTTACCAACAAGACAAAGCTAGGTATTGACAGGGCGGCTGCGGACCTGGAAGCGGTAGCGGAAGCTGAGGGGTTTGTTTTTGAAGGCGTGACCTATGCCGAAGATCTGGATGAAGCGCAGGCGGCGGCGAGGGAAGAGTATAACGCTGCATGGGCGATGTATGAGAAAGAGCTGAAGGAGCATAATGGTCGTCGCACTGCGGCAATAGAAGCTCAGATGATAAAAGAGTTCGGCTTTGACAAGTACGAACTTCGAGGCAATGAGGTTGAGAAGATTGCCATAAAGAAATGGGACGAAGAGCATAAAGCCGAGAAGCCGGTTGCTCCCAAAGAAGTGACCCTGACCGGACTTGCAAAGACCTCCCAAGCGGCAAAACTCGGTCGTCTCATTGAGAAGCACCTTGATGAAATGGACGAAGGGGAGATTGTTGTAAAGTATGGCGGACTTAACGTGGCCTTCACGGTCGACGAGGCGCGGTGGGGAAATAGCAGCTTAAAGAAAGGTGAACGAAAGACCAATGATTATTCAATAACGGTAGGCAATTATTCTGAGTCATATCAGGCAAAACATCCTTCCTCCAAGGAAATCGTGAGCGTATTGCGGAACGGTGCAATCAAGCGACAGTTAGCAAAAGAGCTTGGAGACGCCAAGAGGCAGGCGGAATATACCTCTAAATCGATTGCCGATGCAGAGCGGATACTGGATAAGGTGAAATTCAGTGATGCTGCAGAGCTGGAAGAGAAGCGCAGCAGGTATGTGGAAGTAGTCGAAGAGGTCAACCGGCTGGAAGCGGAGATGGAGACCCGCCGTGAAAACGAGAGTAATCCTTATATTGACAGGGATAGCAGGCGTTTTAGTGGTTATGACAGGAGATCATCTGCGGCCCAGGTGCAAGAAAGTGGTGCAGCAGGCGAGACAAGATATTCCGTTACTGCCGATCAGCCAACGTATGGACTCCCTGCTGCCGACATTCAAACCGCATTTGAACCTGTTTACAAGAACATGCCCAATTCCCCGCCCTGGCGAGTAGTCCAGACGACGGCGGAATTGCCGAAGCGGGCCCTGGATAATGCCGCGAAGCGGGGGATCCCGCAAAGGATGTTGCAGGCTGTCTATCTGGGGAATGAGGTTGTTTATGTTGCTGACAACTTCCGCTCGATGGAAGAGGCTAAAGAGGTCATTCTGGAAGAGGTTGTTGTTCATCATGGCCTGCGTGGAATCATGGCAAAGGACGCCTACGAAAAGCACATGCTTCAGGCGGCGCTCTGGTATGCCAATAAGCGCAATGCCGAGTGGAAGGATTTGGCCGAACAGTACAAGTTGGACCTGAAGGACCGGGATGACCGGATTGAGGCTGCCGAGGAGATGCTGGGCCGTGATGCTCGAACCGGGATGGACTCGACTATCCTTTCCAAGGTAATAGCCGCGGTAAAAGAATTTCTCCGGAGTGTCGGTTGGAATGCAGGCTATGGAGACGCGGAGATCCGGGAGCTGCTGGGTAAGGCCCGGAGGTTTGTGGAAGGGAAAGAGCAGGGGGCAGCGGACAGGGAACAGGGGACGGGGATTGACTACGGTGCCATGCTGCGGATTCTCCGGGAACAGGGTGTTACTGATGATCAGTTGGAGGCGTTTGCTAACTGGCAGCCGGGAGCGGCGAGGTATGCGGCCGCGTGGCATGGTAGTCCTCATGATTTTGTTGCGTTCAAGTCGCAGCATATTGGTAGTGGGGAAGGGGCCCAGGCTTACGGGTATGGGTTGTATTTTGCCGGGAATAAGGAAGTTGCGGAGTATTACAAGAAGGCAGTGGCAGCGCTGCGCACGAATATGTCAGAGCTTGCTGAAACATTAAAAGGGGTGGACTCGGGAGCGTACAGTCTTATAGAGAAAGCACTTACAAAAGATGATTTTCATGGGACGGGTCCGTTAGCAGTAGGAAGTATTGTACAGTCTTTAATGTCCGGGCAACCATCAATGAAAGTGGTTAATCTTTTAGGAGAAGATTTCAAGCGTGTATATGACGCGGTTGACTCATTGCCGTCGAAAGGAAAACTCTACCACGTTGAACTAGCACCGTCTGAGGATGAGTATCTTCTTTGGGATAAACATCTCTCTGAGCAGAGTGAGAAGGTGAAGGCGGCGATTGCAAAGGGCATCAAGAATCATCAGGATGAAGTCCAGAAAGATTTAATGTCTTACTATGCTGAGGAGAATAAAGATAAAGCTGTAGGAGGAACTTTTTATAAGACATTGACGAGTATGTTGGGAGATGGCACTTCCACCGATGGGCGCAAAGAAGCGTCAGAATACCTCCATTCCCTCGGCATAAGAGGAATCAAGTACCTTGATGGAACAAGCAGAAACAAGTCTGGTTATAAAATAATGTGGGAGAACGGTCAGACATCGTTTGAGCATGATAAAGCAGTGGCTGAGAGTGTCGCTAAAACCTTCGAGGCAAAATATGGTAAAGCAACTATAACCCCTGATGATAGGGGTGCTGACTACAACTACGTCATTTTTGATGAGTCTGATGTTTCCATCACAGCAAAGTTCGCCTTGGCCCGTCTTGAAGACGTAAAAGGCCAGATCGTTGACAAGGGTGTTTCCCTCAATACCAGCGAACGCGAGGTTCTGGAAGCGGATAAGGCGAAGGCCATTGAGGCAATCGAAACCACTGTACGGGATTACGACGAGCCGGGCCGGTTACTGTTCCGGGCGTTTTACGAGGCCGATCAGCATCAGAGTCCCGGCGTGGTTCCGTTTAATCCGGATCGTGGACATTTTGCGGCTGGTGAGGATCTTCGGGGATCCTGGTGGACAACCTCCTACGCCACTGCCCAGGAGATAGCCTGGAGCAAGGGGCGAGATGGCCGGACCGTGAAAATTGTTGCGCTGCCGGTTGATAAGCTGCCAGCTGGTAGGGTATTTATCCAGAACACGAACCCGCCGGGCTTTGTCTATGATCTGTTTGTCGGACTTCCGGCTGATGTTCCTATGCGTGATGTTCAGGAGATGCCGGTTGATACGGGTATCCGCTTTGCCCTGGCTGATCGTTTCACCGGATATGTCGGGGAAATGAAGGGCGGCGACGTCTGGAAACGGATTGCCAGACTGTTAAATCCTTTCGACTGGTCGCGATTGAAAGGGATGATCGAGAACGTTACTCCGCAATCGATCATGAACGGTGCAGCGAGCTTCCTCCGTAATCCTATCTTTGAGGCGGAAGCGGACGAAAACAAGAAGCCATTCGTTGAAAATGGAGTGAAGAGGGAGCAGACGAAACTGGATTATTTGCTGCGCTTCCTTGGCTGGGATGGACCGTCCGCCGATAATCCGAATATCATGGAGCGACTGAAAAAGACTTATTCCCAGTGGGAAAGCGGAGACAGGACAACGGGTTGGGGCCGGATCACAGACGGGTACCAGAAACTTTCCGCTGCGGATCGTAAGGGTGTTGACTGGTTATTATACCAGGGAGACATGCAGGGACGGGTGTTTAAGGATTTTGAGACGGCGGTGAAGGATCCGCGAGTCTCTAAGGGTAAACCGACTGAGACAGCCTTTACCATGTACCAGCAGGTTCGGAATCATATTGATACCGTTGTTGCCGATACCGTGGAGGCTATCTCTCGCCAGTTTATGTACGACGCAGGCTTGCCTGACGTGGTTATTGAAAAGCACCTCAGCGATTACCGCAACAGATTGGCCGAGCGGCCCGGTTGGCTGCCGCGTAACCATGGCGACGGTGACCACCAGGTGAATGTCTACCAGCATATTACCGGCCTGAAATGGGAGACTCGTGGTGATAAGGATTCCATGCAGGCGCTTCTTCCCTATTATCCGAGCAAGGAAGTTGCTGACGAAATCAAGAAACTTGCTACAGGATATGGCTTAAAATACCGCAACCTGGCGGGTGGTCAGCAGTTAATCACTACCGACAAGAACGCAAGCAGCCGCTTCAAAAAAGAGGTTGCTAAACTGAAAGGGCAGATAGAGGCAGCCACAGGAGACGAGAAATCCAAACTGGAGCTACAGCTGGACGCGGTAGAGCGGCAGCGAATTTTTGCCGAGTCAATGCCCGCCGACCAGATCAAACGATTCCGAACCAAGGCGGCGGAGATTATTCCCAAGCTGCAGCTTCGTAATGAACTGGGGATTCGTGAGCGGGAAAAGGCATTGAAGCAGGCACTTGAAGATGGCGAGTCGGAATCAACCATTAATATGTTAAAGGATGAGTTGAAGAAACTTGGCGATGGTCGAATCCGGGTCAAGGTCTACATGAGGTTGAAGGAAACCAAAAGCCGGGCGGAAAAACATAAGGCCGAGGTTGAAAAGGATCTGCAGAAGTTCATGCCGGGGAATTACCTCGACTGGGCCAAGTATGAAGTTGAGCAGCGTTTTTCCGATCAGATCTCCGAAGATATGTACGGCGATATGAAAAATGATTTTGCCATGGAGCAGGGCCAGCTGGCTGCAATCAATAAGGCGGCAGCGCACCAGGAAATCAGCAAGAAGGAAGCGGCCGCGTTACGGCAGACAATCCTTCAATCAACAGCTGAAGTTTTGATGGCTCGCGGCGCTGGCGCTCACCGGATCCGCCGGGCAGAGTATCTGATTGAGGGTTACGACGCCGAGAATACCGTCGATGCCTATCATGATTATATGACCGGTACCAGCGGGATGTTGTCCAAGGCCCGGTATGCGCAGGAACAGTTTGAGCAGTTCCGCTACGCAAAGCCTGAAGTCAAGCGGTGGGCTCATACCTATATTGTGAATAACCTCAGAAATATGGGGTTTGCCGACCAGGTGAGCGGTAACATGCGAGCCCTGGCTACGCTTACCTACCTGGGCTTCAAGGTCTCGTCCATGTTGATTAACTCTACTCAGCCGTGGACCTTGGGAGTAGCCGAGCTGGGGCGGCATACGAAGCGAAGTGCTGTGTGGGCAATCGGCAAGGCGCAAACGGATATCGTGATCGGCAAACTCTCCGAGTCGGAAAAGAGGCTTTTCGCTTCGGAGATATTCAAACTGCAGGAGATGGAAACAGCGGTACACGAGATGAGCGGACAGCAGGAGGGTTTTACCGGCAAGGTCTCGCGCTTCATGCACACGTTGACCGATAAGGCCTTGATGCCGTTTCAGGAAGTCGAATTGTTGAACAGAAAGACGGTGATCCTGGCGGCCTATCGAACATTCCGGGCGGACGGAATTTCCCGGAATGAAGCACTGCAAAAGGCACTGCAAGTCAATCGGACCGTGAACTTCGAAATGTCCCGGGCGAATCTTCCCGGCTTTGCCCAGAAACCTTTGGGGCGGACCGTGTATGCACTCCAGTCATTCATGTGGAATAACTGGAATTGGATATACAACCGCATGACCAGCGGGGAGAAGGAAGACATGAAGGCCCTGCTACGGTATGCGGTGGCCATGGGCATTATCGGCGGAGCAATGGCCCTGCCGGGTGGCGATGAACTGGACAAGCTCTATCAGACACTTTTCGGGGAAAGCCCGAAGCTGGCACTGCAAAAGTGGACAGCGAAACATGCGAAGGAATATGGTTCGCTGGGCGAGATGGTTAATGGCTTTGCCTGGCATGGGGCGGCGAGTGCGGCCGGGGTGAATATCTCCAATGCGATCCGCTTGCAGATCCCCATTGTTTCGCCGTTGATTGGTGGCGAGTCGCTCCCGGACGCGGCCGGCGGGGTCTTTACCGGTTTGGTACAGAAAGGCAGCCGGGCCACGGTGGCGGCAAGCCGTGGCGATATGTACCGGGCACTGGAAAATCTTTCCCCGGAAGCCTTGGCCGGGGCAATGCGGGCCTATCGCATGTCGACCAAGGGTGCTACAACGACGTCCGGGAAGATCCTCTTCGATGAGGACGGCAAGCCGATGAAGTATACCGCGGGCGAAGCGGTGAAAAGAACGCTGGGCTTTCAGCCAACACGGGTTTCCAAAAGAAGCGACCTCACTAATATTGAGTACGGATTGACGGCTCACTGGAAAGAAGAGCGGGGCGATCTGCTGGCAAAGTTGAGAATTGCCACGGGAGACGAGCGGAAGAAAGTAATGCTCAAGATCATGCGCTTTAACCGCGATTTGCGCGAGTCTCAGGCTGCAGGTCTGGTCCCGATAATCAAGGAGCAAACTATCCGTCAGGCTCTCGTGTCAAAACCGAACAAGGGCAAGATGGCCTGGGAAAAAAATCAGTTGAACGATTGAGTAAAGTAGGGTAGTGTTCATAATTATTTTGAACATGCGCCTGGCAACGGGCGAGGATTGAAAAACGGGTAAGTTTCAACCCGGAAGTCTTAGGGTACCAGAAACCCCGGCAACGTTTTCAAAGACGATGCCGGGGTTTCTTTTTTGGGGGATGCATGGATTTAACAATCGTAGATCGGTGGTTCCTGATTTTTTTGGTAATTGTCCTGGTTGGGGCTGTTGGGCTTATATCAAAATTGTGTCTAGCTGCCTTGAAAAAGATCTACGAAGGACTTACGGCTTCTATTTTTAAGCTGGAATCAAGCCTGGAAAAAACGGTGGGTGATTTTAAAGAGGCTTTACGCGAGATTGTCTCCGACCAACGTGGAAGCAACATGCTGATTACTGCACAGGTGACGGACATGGATAAGCGGTTATTCCACATACAGGGGGAGCATGACCGCTGCATGGAAGATCATGCCATTCATAAAATAGCGGGACGGGTCTCAACTTTGGAGGCTCAGTACCTGGTTCTTCAACGAGAAACAATCTTCGGGCGCAGGGCTACAGACTACCCGCGTGACGGGATCCCGCATCCGTACCAGTCGAGAGAAACCTGGCCGGTTGAGGAGGGGGATATTAATGCAGACGATTGACCGCAAGAAATTCTTCGACGGGTACCGTCAGAGATTCGGCCGACTGCGGACCGCCCAGGTTCCGGCAATTGAATTTATCCTAACCTCTCTGGAGAGGGATCGCCACATCGAGGACATCCGGTGGGGCGCTTACATGCTGGCCACGACGAAATGGGAAACCGGGGATACCTTCAGGCCTATCAAAGAGTATGGTACCCGGCAATACTTCATCAAAAGGTACGGGAGTCAAACTGCAGTCGGGAAGATCCTCGGCAACGACACCCCTGAGGAGGGGGCGGATTACGCCGGTCGCGGACACACCCAAAATACCGGGAAAAACAATTATGAAATGCTCGAGCGGGAATTGCCGAAAGCTTATCCCGAGGTAATAGCCCGGTGGGAGGTACAACACGGCCGCAAATTCGATCTGACGGTGGGTGATCAAGCCAATGACGAACACGACCCCGATGCTCTGTTGGATCCCGAAATATCATATATAGCAATGTCCTATGCTATGCGGAATGGTAAATATACCGGCAAACGCCTTAGTCATTACATTAACAGCGCCACGTGCAATTACCTCTTGGCGAGGAAAATTATCAATGGGCAGGACCAGGCGAAGCGGATCGCCGACTTTGCCGAGACATTCGAGTGGATATTGAGGAGGGCGGCATGATGTATCTTGCAGCTAAAAAAGAGGCTACTTCTTTCTTCGGCAAAGTCATCAAGGCTTGGACGTATTTCGGCAAACCCAAGGGGCTCCCTTCCTATTGCCATGTGGAGTTGGTTTTTTCGGATGGCACGTGGTTTTCCTCACGGGAGTTTAAGGGGGCTACTTCTTTTGTGAAAGGTCCACCACCTGGCGAACGCATGAGCATGTATGATTTCTTCCCCCTGCCGGTGTCTCCCGATGATGAATATTCAATCCGCGAATGGTGCAGAAAAGAGCAGTACCGTGATGACGGTTCGCAAAGCGGATACGATGTGCGCGGGGTATTGTTCTCGTTTCTGCCGATCCCCATTGGCTGGCAGTCGGCGCAGGATTGGTTCTGTTCGGAGGTTTGTTGTGCGGCATTGCAAACCAGGGGCTGGTTTTCGGGATATTCGGCGGCTTCGGTACATCCCAATCAAGTGATAAGGCTCTATCAAGCTGAAATACTGCAAAGGAAGCTGGCGACGATATGAAAAAATCTTGGATGCCAACAGTGTTCGGAGTCGGGGCGGCAGCCGGCAGCGTTATGGCTGCGTCCGGTCCCAGTGAGTATTGGAAATTTGCGGGGCAGATTATATCAGCGGCGTGTCTTGCTGGCCTGGGTATCACGGCAAAACAATACAATGTTTCAGGAGGCAAGGAATGAAATATTTACTACTGGCTATATTTCTCTCTGGTTGCGTGTCCACAACGGTAAATATCCCCCCAGGGGCGAAGGTTGGAAACATCACCATAAATGCTAATAAGACAATCACCACTTCGCCAAGCCTGAAGGCTGACGGTAACACCGTGCCTGTTTCACCATTACCTTGA